CGAGACTTTCGAGGAGGCTGCCAAGCGCCTGGTGCAGGTGCAACTGGACCTTGGAGTACCCAGCGCACCCGCACGCGCCAGCCGTCTGCGGCGCTGGGCGTTCCCGATCCTCGGCGCCATGAAGGTGGCGGAGATCCGTCCCGGTCACGTGGCGAGTGTGCTCGAGCACGTCGCCAGCCTGGGCAAGAGCACCACGACGCTGACCCACATGCGCGGCGACATGATCTACGTCTTCAGTCGTCTTCTGAAGGAAGAGACCCTCACGCGCAACCCTGCGCGCGGCGAGCTCGTGGACACCCCGCCTGGGGTGGACGACCCGCGCCCGCGAGTGCTGCTGCGCGACGAGGAGTTCACCCGCTTCGTGGACGCACCCACCACTCGCGAGCGCCCCCAGCTCCGCATGATGTCGATCGTCAGCCGCGCCTTCGGCGGCATGCGCACGAGTGACCTGCGAGCGTGGGACTGGACGCACATCGATGTGCCGCGCGGGCGCTCGTCCGGGTGGGAGTGGGCCGACGTCCCGCGCCCGAAGACGACCAAGCGAGGCAAGCGCCGCGCCCCTGGCGAGGCTCCCTACCAGCTTGAGCGCCTGACCCTGCCCGACGCCGTGGCGGCCGAGCTCCGCGCTTGGTGGGTGGCGGCCGGTCGTCCAGTATCCGGGCCGGTCTTCCAGTTCCCGCCGGCCCGCAAGTCATTCGCGGCCGACCTGCGCGCGGCGCTGCTGGCGGCCGGTGTGGATCGCCACGAGCTCCACCATAACACCGCCAAGACCAAGCGTGTCGACTTCCACTCGTTCCGCCGAGCGTGGTCGACTGCCATCGGTGCGGCAGGCTTGAACGCCCAGACCGCCATGAAGGTGACCGGCCACCGCCAGCTGTCGACGCACATGCGCTACGTCCGGCCCGAGGCGATCACCATCCCGAGCGCGGCTGTGCCCACCTGGGGTGCAGCACCCCCGATCACCCGCGCCGCGGGCGTTACGACAAGTCCCTTGTCGATACTCGATTCGGCCCCAGAGCCCACGGAGTGGGATAAGGCCTTGGAATCATTCAAGTGCGAGGAAGAGGACTCGAACCTCCACGGGAGTTACCCCGCTAGCACCTCAAGCGAATCTGACCTCACTACGACCGGAACGAATGTGCACCGATCGGGGTCACAACCACACGAACCCACAACGCTTATCGAACCAACGCGGGACGTTTCCGGAGTGTTTCGGAACGTCGTGCGGTCAGAAGTTGTCGCTTCAAACTTGTCGATTGTCCGCAGCGCTGCCGCACGTCGCGCCGACGCCGCGCTGCAGGCTTACTTGCGCACGATCGCCGACGAGATCGCGGGCGATCTCAAGCTCGAGGCCGAGCGCCCCACCTGGGGGTGATTGTGGCTTGGCACAGGGCTGGCTTGGCTTGGGGGATGTCTTCACGAAAACGAAACACCCCTCCCCGGCCCGACACCGCCCCGCCCCGCACGCCGCCCGAGTCGGCGGTCGCGGCCGCCCAGCCACCCCCGGCGCTGGCCACCACAGAGCCCCAGGGGCCGCCCGAGTTCACCGAGACCCCGGAGTGCCCCTACTGCTGCCGCGCGCTGCAGGACCCCGACCAGGGCACAACGAACAACGGCCTGTACGAGGTGCGCTGCGAGTGCGGCGCCTGGATCGAGCTGCTTCGGCACAGCCTCGTGGCGTTCCGGATCCGGCAGTGCAGCCCCACTGTACCGCCCCGAGTTTTTCTTGGCTCGTAGATTAGGCCGGTCAATCGGATCGATCAGCCGATCGATCGGTACTACCACGAAAGGGAAGGCAGGGTTCCGTTTGCTACGCCGCCCACAACGATCGCCACAGCCCCGCCACGGCCTGGCCGAGCTCGCGCGCCGCACTGCCGATGGCGTACCCCGCCGCGGCCGGCGCCGAGCGCCGCACCACCCCCGAGGGCCGCGCAACCCGCCGCGCCGCGCCCGCGCGCCCAACGGCACCACCGACGCCACCACCACCTGGGGTGGCTGCCCGCGCGGCGGGGCGAATGCCCTCGCCCTCGAGGCTGTAGACCCGGTCGTCTGTGGGTGAGCCGTGCAGCTCGCTTGCGCCGCGGCAGTCAAGCACCAGGGCCGGGGCGCCGCCGCTGGCGGGGTCCTTGCTGGGGTGCGGGCGCAGCACGCGCCCGGCCATCTGCATGTAGGTGCCCACGTGTGCGCATGCGCGATCGAGCACGCACACCGCGGCGCGCGGCGAGTCGAAGCCCTCGCTCAGCGCCATCGGGCTCGCCAGCAGGTCGATCTCGCCGGCCTCGTAGGCAGCGAACGCCGCAGCGCGGGCCCGACCGGGGGTCGTGGCGTCGATGCTGGCAGCACGCACACCGGCGGCGCTCAACGTGGCCACAGCAGCGGTGCACTCTGCGATCGTGGGGGCGAACAGGATGCCGGGGCGCCACCCGCCCGCCGCCGCGCGGCCATGGGCCAGGTACGCGGCCGCAGGGGCCATACCTGGGGTGGCCACTACCGTGACGGCTGCCAGGTGCCCGGCGCGCAGCAGCGCGCTGTACGGGGCGGTCGCCACCATGGCGTCGAAGCCCGCGCCGCCAGTGCCCAGCGCGGTGCCATCGGCGCGTACCGGGGTGGCGGTGCACCCAACGATGCGGGCGGTGGGTGACAGCAGCGAGAGCACGCGCACCCAGCTGGCACTCGCCAGGTGGTGGCACTCATCAACGAAGACGACATCCGCGGCGGCCAGCGCCGCGAGCACCGTGCCATCGCGCCGGGCCGCGCCCGCGAGGGCCGACTGGATCGTGAGAACGCGCACACCCGGGCAGCGGCGTCGGGTCTGGGTGGCGAGGGTGCGTGTGTGCACGAGCGCCAGCGGTCGGGTCGCGCCGGCGAGCAGCGCGGTCGCGACGACCGTCTTGCCTGCGCCGGTGGGCAGACAGCACACCACGCGGCGCCGCCCGGCGCTCCAGTGGGCGCGAACCGAGGCGACGGCCGCGGCCTGGTAGGATCGGAGCGCGGGGGTGGTCATAATAGTGTGAACGGCTCGCTGAGGGCAGACTGGAGTCAGATCTTGATCATCAGTCGGCCGCAGTTCGCTTCCACCTGTGCCCAGTATTGGCGGATCCAGGGGTCCAACGGGTCTGCCAGATACAGGTCACGGACTTGGTGGGCGAGATTCACAGCGCGCGCACGTTCCGGGTTCACTTCCAGCCTCCAACCACCCCGCTTACCGGGTTGCTTTACCCAGACGTGATAGGGTGCCTCGGAGGCACGATAGAACTGATTGCGGAGCTGCTTTGCATGCTCGGCTGTTGCGCTGGGTTGATATGTTGCGTTGCTCATATCTCTGTGAACGGCGGGGTGGGGGAGGGCTGAAGTCAATTCGCAACGACAACCACAAGGCAGTCGCGTCCGACGTAGGGACACCGCGAGCATTCACCGCCGCGGGGCAGCCGGACGGCGTCCCCTTCGACGTGCTCGGCGCACCAGCAACAGAGCGAGTGCGCCGGAGACGCCGTCACGAGTTCAATCGCTAACGCCGCCGTCTGCGACTCGTGGCCGAGGCGGCGGGCGTTGTCAATCAGACAAGCAATCTGGGTTTTCATCGAACGCTCCGGTGCGCATGACCGGCCGTGGCCGCTCCCTCGAGGGCGGTCAGCATGGGCGCGAGCACCGTGGCGGCGCCAGCGAGCAGGGCGATGGTGGCGAGGAGTCGGAAGAGGCTGGCCATGAGATCACCAGTCCGATCGCGATGTGAGCAGCGACTGCAGTTCCGGGCGCCGGCGGAAGTGTCGGCTGTTGAACTGGTAGATCGTCACGTTGCGTTCGAGCTTGTCGCGCACCTTCCAGGCGTCGCGCGCCATCTCGTTCTCCTCGATCACGTCCAGGTCGTTGCGCCAGATCTCACCGCCGCGAGCGTTCACGACCGCGTCGATGCCCATGCGGGCGTGCTGTTCGAGAGTGCATCCGAGGCGGAGCGGCTTGCGGGCAGCAATGGGTTGCGGGGCGGTGTTGCGGTAGGTCATGGCGTCGTTGTCTCCTGTTGATGTGAACGGCGGTCTGCGGTCAGTCTGGAGTCATTTTCGACGCGACGGATCGTTTTCGTGACCGGCCGGGAGCAGTCCGTTCGGGCCGAGTGGCTCACCACCCTGCCACGCGCGGATCTCCTCAAGCGCCGCCTCGCGCCCGATCCACGGCCCGCCATGGTGGTCTGGGCCGACTGGGCTCGCCGGGCGGATCGCCTCCGGGCCATGTCCGGACAGCGTGCGCTCGCGATCCACCGGGTGGATCACGCCGCAGGTGTGGTCGGCGCCGTAGCGGTACTGCTTCGCCGGCAGCGGCCACACGCGCCAGCCACCGTAGATCAACCGGCCGCCAGAGACATGGCCATCGAACGTGATGCCGTGATCCATGCCAAGTTTGTTGGCACCCTCGCACGCGGCGGAGAAGGCGGCCTTGTAAGCGGTCACGCCTTCGGGTGACTGGTGCCAGGCCTCGAGCTCCGCGGCTGCGCGAGCCTTGCCTTTCAGGTCGCGGCGGCCGGCGGCGAGCTGTCCGTATGTCGGATTAGGCACCGTACCCGAGCTCCCCGACGCTGCGGTGGATGACCACGGGCGCTTCGACATAGCGCAGCAGGGTCTTGCTCTCGCCGTTGCCATCGACTCGAGCGAGGCGAACGCTCGGGGCGCGACCGACGTCGCGGTGGTAGCAGTCGTTCGTGGTCACGGTGGGCGGCAGCACACTGGCAGCCCAGAGCTCGGCGGCACGCTCGGTGCCGAAGGTGCGGCTCTCGCCAGCCTCGAAACAGGGGTTGTACTGGCTGCGGGCGTAGACGGTGGCTCGGATCATGGTGGCGGTGTCCTTTGGGGTGGGTCGCGGCGGGTGCCGCGTCGTTGCTCTCACTAGTACAGAACGACTGTCTGCGGTCAGTCTGGAGTCAATTATGCTGGTCGGTGTCGATTCCCTTTTCGGGTCAGGCGGGGCGGTGCGGTCAGTAACCCAGCCACTCGAGCACCGCGGCGCGGTCGACGGGCAGCCAGACCGGGCTGCGCCAGCAGCACACCCCGCTGCGGGTGGGGCGGCGCGGCATGGCTGCGCGGATCCGGATGCCGCCGCGCTTGCGGCCGACCACGACCCGGGCGGGCAGACCGTGATCGCGCACCAGGTCAGCGAGGGCCTCCGCTTGCGCCATGGTAGCGGTCACGGACCGCGCGCGATGACTCGCGACCACCACGATGGCCTCGGCGTGCGGCGGCATCACTTGGTACCTCGGAGGGACTTGCGGAACTGCTGCTCGAACGCCTTGTTACCTACATCAGCGATGCGGTCGCGCCATGCGTGGTAGGCACGGATAAAGGAGACTGTGTCGGGAAAATCCGCCGGATCGGGCTTCGGGACGGGCCGTCCTTGTGCGTCGGTGTAGATCACTTGGCACCCCGCGGGGCCGGCGCCGGCAGAGCACACACGACGCGGGTCACGATCGCGCCGTCACTCGGGCGGATGTAGGTGGCCCGGGCGCAGCTGGCCCCGGGGGCGCGCGCCGCGTCGGCGATCGTGGTGGGTGGCGTGGCGTGGCAGACGGCGGGCGCGAGCAGCAGCGCGGCTGTGGCGATGATCGTGCGGGCGGCGTTGATGATGGTCATGGTGGTGTCGTGCTCCTGTTAGAGGTGAGCGGTCGTCTGCGGTCAGTCTAGAGTCAATTCGTCAGCGCGGCGGCGATTCCCGATTCAGGCCGCCATCGCGAGCGAGGAGCTGATCAGGCCTGCGATGTGATCCTCGCGAGCACGGCGGCTGGCACCACGCACCGGGCAGAACGCTAGGGTCGCCGCTGTGGCGAGCTCCGCCATGTCGCTGGGGACGCGGGCGGCGCGGGGCACGATGCCGAGGACCAGGTCGCACGCGGGCAGCGCGCCCATGGCGGCCGGGGTCAGGGTGGCGGCAGTCATCACGGCGGCGGGCACAGTCAGCATCGTGTTCATGCTCCTCAGAACGGTAGCGTGGCGTCGAACTGCAGTCAAAAGAGCAGGCTGGCGTCAGATCGGTGTGGCCCTGTGGGTGTGGAGTGCAGAAACACGAAACCCGGCGCGCTATGGTGGGCGGCCGGGTCTTCGGTGCTGTCTCGGCGCGCAGCTTGCGCTCCCAGTTTCAGGCAGGGAAGGCCTCGAACCGATCCATCCGGCCGGGTTCATCAATCGGCGTGGCGCCCACTGACAGGGCGCTGTCGTCTCCGCGGTTGCCCGCGTCGTTGCTCTCACTAGACATGAACGGTCTCTTGCCGCCAGTCTGCAGTCAAAAGCGCTGGCTGGCGTCAGATTGGTGGGTGCAGTGCGCCACCCACACGAACACACCGATCTGACGGCGTCCGCCAGAATTGACTGCAGGGCGACCGCGCTCCGCCGTTCACTCGGGACATGAAGACCACGACGCAGCTGTTCGACACCACCAACGCCGCCCTGCTCGCCGGTGACTTCAGCACCGCTCGCCAGGGTCTCGAGATCCTCAGCCGCCGCGATGACCACGTCGACCTGTTCGCCAGTGCGGCGGTGTACCTCGCCCGGGTAGCGCCCATGCAGCGCGCCCCGCTGGCGGCCCGGCTCCTTGAGGCGGACCGCGCTGCCGAGCGCAACCTGGCCCGCCGTGCCGCGGGCCGCACCACGGTGTGATAGCCCCGAAGTGAACCCACAAGTGACACTGTAATCCGGCCACGCTCCCGCAGGGGCAGGCCGGGCACTGTGCCCAAGTGAACCCACAAGTGACACTGGAATTCACGTGGCGTGCCAGATGATCGTACTGTGCCGAAGTGAACCCACAAGTGACACTGTAATTTGAACGAGTGCCGGTGGCCAACTCACTCGGTCTCTAATGTCCGACAGTGCGTGCGAGGGCGTGGCACACTCTGTGCCACTTGGCACAGTCTGGCACAAGTTGTGCCACTGGATGGCACACTCTGTGCCACTCGCGCAGCCCGCTAGCGGTGGACGCTAGCGCACATCTCTGTGATCTCGGGCACTTAGGGGCCGTTCTCGCAGGCCGAGCTCGCAACTACACGTAGGTGGAGTGCGCTGCGCATGTGTGCCACGAAGCCCGCAGCAGCTCGCCAGAGCGCCGCGAGGGCGGGGTGGCCTCACGTGCGCGATCGCCAGACGGGGCTTCTCATACCCGCGTGGATCCTAGAAAATTTCTGGAAAGGTCACAAGAGCGGTCGGCGCGGTCGATCACCCGGAGTCCCGACCACGTCACGGGGCTCCGATTGAGTCAGTTTCACTCTCCAACGACAATACATGACAATACGTCGGGCTCGGATCGCTCTCAGCGGACAAGTGTTACTGGAATTCCGCGGGTTGGGTCCAGATCGCCAGGGCTGATCACCCCGATCACCCTGATCACCCCGATTTCCCGGACAGGTCGCAGAAGTGTCATATTCAGCCATACTGGAAATCGAGTCTTCTGGACCTTTCCGAGATTTCAGGGTGATCAGGGTGATCGGGGGATCACGAACGGACCCAAAGCTTGGTCGGTCTGCCGCCGCAGCGCTGGCGTCGTGCTTCGTACCCGAGGTGCCGCAACAGTTTCGCCATCCGGTTCATGTCCCTCTGGTCGAGGTCAGCCACAGGCTTGGCCCCGCTGAGTGACCCGAGCACCTCGACCAGGGTGAAGGGCTCGTCGCCGCGGACCTCGAGCCACGCTTGCACCGAATCGGTCCACACGTCGGTCTCGAGGCGCGCCGCCTGTTCCTGAGTAGCCAGGACGTCCTCCTCGGACGTGAGGTGCCAGACCTCACCGGCCTCGTACTCTGCCAGTGCCTGCGCCCAGAGCTGATCTCGGTCGTCGCAGATGGCACCGTCGAGGATCGGCCCGATCACCCCGCACGCGACTGCCCAGTAGCGGCGGTTGCCCGTCTCGTCGCGGAGGTAACCCCCCTTGTTGGTGGTCCCCCCGAAGACCAGTTGTCGCAGGAAGTCCTGCGTCCGTCTGGCGTACGAGGCGCGGTAGTTGTCCGACACCCTGGAAAGCAGTGCCTTGAGCTCACTCTCATCCCGGGACTGAATGAGCTGGTCCACCTCGGGGATCTCGCAGAGCCATTTCCCCCGCATGTCCTGCATGAAGTCTTTCGAGCCGACATCGCGCGAGGCGGCCTCGAAGAACCAACGCACATCGGGGCACAGGCACCGCAGCGCCGTGCTCTTGCGAAGCCCCTGGCGGCCCTCGAGGATCAGCATGGTGTCCGCCTTGGCGCCCGGCACCATGGCGCGCGCCACGGCACTGCGAAGCCACTTGGCACACACAGCGCGGTGGTAGGGGGTGGGCTCTGCCCCGAGGTAGTCCACCAGGTTGCGATCGACGCCATCCCAGGTGCCGCGCACGCCGTCGAAGTAGCGCCGCACGGCGTGGAATCGCCGCTCCTTGGCGGCGGTGTGGACGGCGGCGATCATCTCAGCGGTGCTGGGCTCGTGGAAGCCGCGGCCGAACCAGGAGCGGATTGGGGTGGGATGAACGTCCTCGTTGAAGATGTCCCCGGCGTGTACTTGGTTGAGCTCGAGCACACCAATAGGGTCGCGCAAAAAAACAACGTCGTGCGTGAACTCGTCGTAACCGAATAGCCCGCGCCACAGTGGGTGGAGCGACAGCACGAGCAAGGTGTTGTGCACCGAGTTCTTGAGCTCGCCCTTGGCGGTGCGTGATAGGCGGTATTCGAGCGTCGCCAGTAGCTGTGTCGGGTCACGATCGGGTGTGGGCGGCACTGACGCGGGCAACTCGGGAATCGAAACCGGCGCCAGGATCAGAGCTGCACCCCTTCGGGTCTCGCGCGCTACGACGGCGAGCTGCAGCGGCACAGTGAAGCGCTCGGACCCGTTGATGTCGATCTGGTCGATCTTGTGGGCAATCTGGGTCTCGTCGGGGGCGTCCCCGGGCCACGCGCGCGGGCAGTAGACCTCCGCAGTCAGGTCAAAGACGGTCTCATCATCGAGCCCGAAACCCACCATGAGCGCGCCCACGGCCAGCAGCATGGCGGTCCCGCCATCACCGACGGCGTCCGGCATTGGCGCTGCGGGCGAGAGCAGCCACTTCTTGGCGTCCTCACGAACCAGCTCGGGATCGAAGCCCTGCGCGCGTAGGAAGTCGTCGCCACGATCGGGCGCGGGCAGCGCGGGCGGGGTGCCTGCCGCGGACGTCGTGCGTGCGGCCCGCGCCTCCAGCAGCATGGCCAGGGCCGCCTCGGGCAGGGGTGCGATCGCCGCCGCCAGCGCTGTGGTGTCCGTGCTGGCCTCCCAGTCCCAGGCCTCGCAGGCGTAGCCGCCAGCCCATTTCAGGTCGATGGCGCAGCCAGTGCGCGTCTTGGTACGGAACACGTTGGGCCACTGCTCGAGCTCGAGTGCGCGCGTTGCCGGGACGCGGAGGAAGATGTGACGCCCGCCGTGGCTCTCGAGCGTGTGCAGCGGCAGCAGGTCGACGAAGGCGCGGAGTTCGGGTACCTCGTCCCAGTTCTCGCCGTCGATGTCGACGCACAAGAGCCAGTCAGATCCGAGCGCAGGGCAGGGGCCACACAGGATCCCCACCTTGGTGCCGGGATTGGCGAACCACTCCGGGCCGCACGTGAATGTAGGGTTTTCGGCGCCGAAACCGTCGGTGGTGGCTACCTTGCCGTTGGTCGGAACGAGACGAAAGCCTTGATGCGCGAGCAGAGTGGCCTGCTGCACCGTGTTGGGTGTGGGCGTCACTTGCCGAGTCTCCGCGCATTCGCGGCATTGGCGTTGCGCGCCTGAAGGACCAGAAGCCGCATAACTTGCGCGTTGGCAGATGTGTCCAGCGCGGATGCCTGCAGGTATGCGAGCAAGGACTGGTCGGGTAGTTGGCGGATCTTTGCGCGAAGCTTGAGGACTTCCGCTTCGAGGGTGTCTTTGACGAACGTACCGATATCTTCGTGGTCGTACACGGGTGGGTGCACCTCCTCCAGGGAAATACCTGGGTGAAGATCAGCTTAGCAGAAAATGACCGCACTGCTTGCGCAGGAGTGAATTTGACCGCATGCTTTGGAGGCGTGACCGCTCCACCCATCCCGCCGCCGGCGCCGCACATGTCGCGTCAACTCACCGAGCACGTGCGCACGACGTGGTACCAAAAACAGCGCCTGTGCTCGGCTACCGCCGCGGTCCGCGTGGTCTACGACAGCCCGTTCGACACGCCGCAGTACATGACAGCGAGTCCCGACGGCGCAGGCGCGCGCGGCGGTTGGACGGGGCGTTGGGTCGGGCACGTGACGATCCAGGGCTGGGGCGAAGACGAGGTCCTCGCATTGCGTGCGCTGTTCAACACGCTCGAGGCGCTCCACCTGCCCGTGGACCCTGAGGCCCGCGCCATCGCCGCGGCGCTGGCCGCGCCACCCGCCACGATACTAGGCACGCCGTGGGAACAGCGCCCGCTCGGCGTGCGCGGACCGAAGCCAAGACGCAAGCGCACGAAGTGGCGCGACGAGAACGGCAAGCGCGTCCAGATCTACCTCGACACCCTGAAGCGCCACGCGGATCCCAACTGCCAGTGCAAGCACTGCAACCCACCCAACACCGACGAAACGGACGAGAACGAGTAACATGCCCCAACAGAAAACCATCCTGATCCTCGACGTGGCGACGTCGGGCTACAGCCCGGACAACGACCACATCCTCGAGGTCGCATGCATCCTGGCGAGCGCGGAAGCTCCGACTTTCGACGTGATCGACATCTGCAATGTGGTCGTGCGCCATCCGTCAGGGTCGGTGAAGGCGCCCGACTTCCACGAGGCGCTGTTGGCCGAGTGCGGCCAAGAGGACCGCAGCTCCCTGAAGGCCTGCGAGGGCTTTCTGCTGGCGGGGCCGTGGACGACGGCCGACGTGCTGTGCAATCGCGCGCTGGACTTTGACCTGAAGTTCCTGGCGAAGCAGATGCCGACGCTGCACCGGGCGCTCACGAAGAACAAGCCGCAGATCGAGATCAAGGCGCTTGAGGTGCTGCACCTGGCGGGCGGCGGGCGGCCGTACGAGAGCACCGTGTCACGGACGTTCCGGGCTGCCGATGACGCGGTGGCGGCCTACGAAGAGTTGCAGTGGTACTACGGCGCGCGCGGCGCGGCCGCAACGACGGCGGTGGCGGCGTGAGCCCCCTGCGCAAGCTGATGGCCGCGCGTGAGCGCGTCGCCGCTGTGGAGCAAGCCCTGCGTGCTGCCCGGCACGCGGAGGACCTCGCCGCGGCCGAGCTCGCGAGCGCGGAGTTGATGGGTAAGGCCGACACCGTCAGGCCGCCGCCGCACGACAAGTACGCAGGAAAGCTGCCGCACCAGGTGGCGGGGTGGCAGCCATGAGTGGCCCTAACAGTGCCCCGGAAATTGGGCAGCAGACGTACAGGACCCCCGCCAGCTTCCTCGTGGCCGTCAAGCGTCGCTTCGCGCTTGAGCGTATCGACTGGGACCTTGCCTGCACGGAGACCGATTGCGTCGGCGAGAGCGGCGGCTACACGTTCCCGCAGGTCGACGCGCTCACGCAGGACTGGGGTGGTGACCTGGCCCATGACGGCATCACGGCGTGGGTCAATCCGCCATTCGCGCAGTCGGGCGCGTTCTGTGCCAAGGCCGCCAGCAGCGGCGTGCGCGTTCTTGCGCTCGTGCCCGTGGCGATCGGCACGCGCTGGTGGCAGCAACACGTGCATCGCCGCGCGGTGGTCGCGGGCGTGGGGCGCCTGGTGTTCAACAACCCCGACGGCACGCCGGTGCTAAGCAAGGACGGGAAGCCGCAGAGCATCAACCGCGATTGTGCGCTGCTCGCGTACAACGTGCTGCCGACTGGCACGGATTGGTACTTGCTGGAGAATTGGCGATCGTGGTGAATGAAAATGACCGCAGCTTGACCGCAGACGTCTCGGCTGCCAGGATATCCACATGACGATCGCAATCACCCTCGCTGTGCTGCAGGCTGCAGGCCTCTGGGCTGCGTTGCGGCTGGTGCAACAGCCGCGCCCCGCCTGGGCCCCGCCGCGCATCCCCGAGGAGTTCATCACCGGCGAGTGGCACGAGGCACCGACCGTCGTGCTGGTGGAAGAGGGGCGCCAGTGACCGACATGGTGCCCGGAACCGTCCGCCCGCCGCGCGGCGCGCTGATGACTGTCTCGCTCTCGAGTGGCGAGACTGCTGAGTGGAACGATCCCGAGTTTCGAGCGGCAGCCCGCAAGGACTTCGAGCGCCGAGCCCGCGAGCGCGGGCGGCGGTTCGTCGAGGTGCGCGATGCCAATGGCGCGCCGCTGGCGCTGTGGGGTGTGACGTGATCGCCGGCGGAGGCGCGACGGTGGTCGAGCTGCTGGAGTACCACGACCTGGCGCCGAGCAGGCACACGCCGCCGGTGCCGTTGGTGCGGCGAGCGGCGCGGTCGAGCGCGATCCGCCCGGCTCCAGTGCTCGCGGTCCGCGCGGACGTCGACGTTGTGCACGGTGATTCCCAGGTCGGTTTGCGCCGCGCAGGCGTGACCTACTGGCAGGTGCGGCGGTGGACCTGACGCCGTACCAGCGCCAGGACTTCGAGGAGGCGCTGCGCGACGCGCAGACCGTGCTGGAGAACCTGTTTTGGGGGTGGCTGCTCGGGCATGTCGGGTGCGATCGTCTGTACTTTGAGGAACTGATGATTTCGGAGTTGGACGGCCCTGGTGACGAGCCCGACAACACGCCGGGAGTGGAGTCATGACAGAGGCGTCGATCTGTATCGGTTTCACGCTCGCACTGGCGTTGGTGTTGGTGCTTCCGGTTGCGTGCACCGTGCGTTCGGTCACTGTCTGCGCCACTTATGACCGAGCGCTCGCGCGCCCGGACCCAGTTGCGCAGGTTTCGCGTGACAGCGCCGGCGCGTCGGTGTGCGCCGAAGCGGGGCCGCGGGAGCCGCGCGAGTGATTGCACAGCTCCTGAATTTCGTGACCCAGTTCTGGCGCTTACTGGCGTTCTGGGCCGTGCTCGACGCCGAACAGGTCGGGTTCATTCGACGCCTTGGCCTCCCTCAGCGCGACATGGCGCCCGGGCTCAACTGGAAGTGGCCGATCCTTGAGGCCGCCGAGACTGAGGACGCCCGCGACTACGGGGTCGTGACCGACCCGCAGTCCCTCGTGTGCAAAGACGGCGTGGCGGTCGTGGTGCGCCTGACGGCGGTGTGCAACGTCTTCGATGCGCGCCGCTACCTCCTTGAGGTCTGCGACGGGCGCACCAACATCCAGGATCTTCTCGTTGGCGAGCTCGCTTGGCTTGTGCAGCGGCGAACCAGCGATGTGGTTCTCAGCGGTAAGCTGATTCCGGACCTCGAGCGCCGGGCCGCCAAGGTCGCCCGCAAGTGGGGGATCTCGGTGGAGAGCGTCCGGGTCCTCGATGCCGCTCGCGCGCGCTCCGTGCGCCTCTGGCAGAGTACTCTCACGAGCTCGGGGCAGGAGTAGCGGGATCAAAAATGACCGCACCCTTGCACAGTTGACCGCACCTGCTAAACTGATCCAAGAATGGCAGTTGTGCAGCGCACGGACGTGGGTGCCGCCAGCCGTCTGGGCAAGTTCGCCCGGAACGGCGCGGGTGCGGTCCGCGTGCCTGCCACGATTGCCCGAACCGGCACGCAGAAGTACGTGCAGGCGGACGGCAGCGTGTTGGTGGAGTACCGCCCGGCAGACGAGGTCTTCGCCGAAGACAGCCTCGCGACGCTCGGCAGCGTACCCGTCACGCTCCGACACCCCGACCGCGGCGTCTCGCCCGAGAATGCCACCGCGGTCCAGGTCGGTCACGTCAGCGACGCGCCGCCCGAAGCGCGCGTGCGCGTGGACGGGTCGACGGACGAGTGGCTGCGAGCACAGCTCGTGGTCGCGGATGGTACCGTGCAGAACGCCATCGAGGGCGGCAAGGCCGGCGGCATCAGCTGCGGGTACAGCTGCGAGCTCGATTTCACGCCCGGCATCACGCCCGATGGCACCAAGTACGACGCGATCCAGCGGAAAATCCGCTTCAACCACGTCGCCATTCTGACCTCAGATCAACAGCCGCGTGCCGGCGGCGAAGCGAAACTCCGGCTCGACTCCCAAGGAAACCCCATGAAGAAGATCGTCATTGACGGTGTCGAGCTCGAGTATGGCTCGGCGGAGCACTTCGCGCATGTCGCGGCTGCTCACCAGAAGGCGTTGAACGCCGAGAAGGCGCGCGCCGACAAGGCCGAGGCCGAGCGCGACGCGCTGCAGGCCAAGGTGGACGCCGAGAAGACTCGCGCGGACGCGGCCGAGCAGGCCACCAGCCAGGATCGCATCGACGCGGCCGTGGAAGCGCGCATGGCGCTGTTCGCGCGCGCGGCACGCCTGCTGCCCGCCGACTACGAGACCAAGGGCAAGAGCGACGCCCAGGTGCGCGCTGACGCCGTGACCGCGAAGCTCGGCGCCGAGAAGGTCGCCGGCAAGAGCGCGGCGTACCTCGACGCGATGTTCGACATCCTCGCTGACGGTGCGGCCCCGACGGCCCCCGCGCAGTATCACGCGCCGAAGCGCGCCGATGTGGCGCCGGGCGCCAACATCAATGATTCCGACGAGGCGTTCCGCGCGTCGCTCGCGAGCAAGCTGTCCGCCAAGGAGGACGAGTAACATGTCCGCTTTCATTCAGATTTCCGAGACGCAGACCCTCGTCGGCAAGGCGGGGCACATCGCGGCCAGCAGCAAGGGCTACGTCGGTAGCAGCTTGGCGCGCGTGGTCGAAGCCAACATCAACGCCGGCCTCGGTGTGGTGAGCGGCACGACGAAGACGAAGACGATCAAGGCGCCCGCGAGCGCGGCCGAAGTTCGGACCTTGTTCGAAGGCGTGCTGATCGATCCCGAGTTCAAGAACGACAACAACGCGGCGGCGGACTACCTCGCCGGGCAGCAGGCGTCGGTCCTCGAAGAGGGCTACATCTGGGTGCAGGTAGAGGGCTCGCCCGCGGTGGGCGGCGACGTGTATCTGCGGCACACCAGCGACGGTGGCAGCAACACGACGCTCGGCAAGTTCCGCGTGGACAACGATTTCGCGGCCGGCCTCGTCATCACGCCGACGGCTTCGCCGGTGCAGACGACCACGGGCGGGTACCTGGTGCGGCTCAAGGACGCGGCGGGCAACGACGAGACGTTCATCTACTCCGCCGACAGCAGCGCAACGGTGGCGGAGATCGCGGCAGGCCTCGTGGCGTTGATCGACGCTTCGCCGAACTTCGCGGCTACCGGCACCGTGACCGTGACCGTGACGGCCGCCGCTGGCGGCGTGATCGAAGTGCTGCAGCTCGGTGAGCACCTCACCGTCACCTCGGGCAACCGCGCCGAAAAGGTCCCGGGCGCCAAGTTCATGTCGACCGCGGGCACCGACTCCGGCGGGCGCACGGTCGCGCAGATTCGTCTCCCGGCCAAGTAACCTCAGAAGGACCTCAGAGAAGTCATGAAGATCCAAGTTTTCCAGGCCGGCGACGTCCCCGGCGCCGCGTCCGTCGCGGCCGCAGCGGCGGCCGTCGGGTACAACCCCAACCTCCGGCAGGACACGTTGGTGTACCCGCAGGAGTTGACGCAGCTCACCGGCAAGTACCGGGACCTGTATCGTCCGCGCAAGTGGCGGCGGTACATCGGCGTCGAGCAGGTGTCTTCGTGGGCCCAGCAGATCGAAGACCGCCGGTACAGCTCGCAGATGGCGGAGCCTGTCAACCTGACGAACAAGGCCCCCACGCAAGAGCTGCCGTTGCCCTCGTTCTCGACGACCAACCAGTTCCTGCCGATCTACGAGTTCGCCACGGCGTACGCGGTCATGGATCGCGACGTCGAGTTGGCGGGTCACCTGGGCATCGCTCTCGCGACCGAGAACGTCCAGGCCGTCAACCTCTCGATCGAGATGTTCTTCGAGAAGGTGGCATCCGTCGGGCACACCGCCAACGGCGTGACCATGAAGGGTCTCGGCAACCTGCCCGACACCGGCAGCGCGACGGCGGTCACCAAGACCGGCGGCGGTCTGTTGTGGACGTCCTCAGGTTGTACCGCGGCGGAGATCGTCACGGACCTGCACGAGATCTGCAACGCAGTGGAGCTCGCGTCGCTCGAGAATGACGAGTGCGACACGATCCTGCTTCCGCTGGCGGCGTACCAGAAGGCCAACCAGAAGCGCACCGACTCGCTCGAGCGCAGCGCCCTCTCGATCTTCCGCGCCGAGCGCCCCGGCGTCGACGTGCAGGTCTGGAACAAGCTGGCGGATCAGGGTTCGGCCGGCACCGGGTGCGCCATCGGGTACAGCAAGAGCAGCCCGTTTGCGCCGAAGATGCTGATGCAGCGCGAGTTGCAGTTCAGTCAGGCGCTGCGAGGCACCAACGGCTGGCTCGTTCCGGGCAAGATCGCTCTCGGCGGTGTGCGTTGTCTCGCGCCGCAGAACGTGATCAAGATGTCCGGGATCACCGCGGCTCCGTAACGTCCTACCCCGAGCGCGGCGGGTGGTCCGCGGATGGTGTGGTGGTGAGGCCCCCGGCGGCGGCGAAAGCAGGTCGCCGGGGGCGCTCTGTTTTGGAGGCAAATGCGAGTTCGACTGAAGCCAGGTGTCCGCCCGATCGTCGTCGATTGCGCGATGGTCCCGGAGTACCCGACGTACTGGACGGTGCCTGAGAGCCACGCAGACGCCGTGGCGCTCCTCGTCGAGGACGGACAGGCCGAGTATGAGCGGGCCGCCGCCGTGCGCGGCCCCGATGGCACTTTTGCGGTCCAGCCCACTCTCGCACCGGTGGCGGCAGCGTCCGCGGGCGGCGCTCGCCCCTTTTCTCGAAAGCGCTGATCTGTGGCCGTCACCGCCAGCAGTTTTCTTGTGGCGTTCCCTGAGTTCCTGGCTCTCCACGAGGAGCAGGAAACTCTGATTCCGGCCGTGCTTGAGCGCGCTGAGCGCCGCATTGGGGACAACTGGGCTTCCGACGCCGATCGGGACGATGCCGTCGAGCTGCAGGCCGCGCATATGCTGGCGCTGTCGCCGGCGGGGCGCAACGCCAAGCTGTCCGAACCGGGGCAGCCCACCGCGTACCAGCAGGAGCTGGCGTGCCTGAAGCGCGGCAACGCATTCGCCAAGCTCCGGGTGGTCTGATGGCGAACGGGGTCACCCTGAAGATCACCGACAGCGGCGCGCTGAAGGTGTTCCGCGAGCTCCGGATGCAGATCACAGGCGGCATCCATGAGGAGCAGGGCGCAGACCGGCACGACGAAGGGCCGCTGTCCGTCGTGGAGGTGGCCGCGGTTAACGAGTTCGGGGCAGGGAAGATCCCGGCCCGCATGTGGCTACGCGGTTGGGTGCCGCTCGGCGCCAAGCGCGTGGTCGAGCAGATCCGGAGCGCGATGCAGGGAATGGCGCGCACGCAGCGCTATGAGAGCCGCCCGTTCGAGCAGATCGCACATGGGCTCATGTCGTCGATCCGGGGGCGCATTCTGGCCGGCGAGATCAAGCCCGCCAACGCCGCCGCAACGCTCGCCCGCAAGGCTCCCGAGACGCGCCCGCTGGTGGAGCACGGGCAGATGGCCGACGCCATCCACGGCCGCCTGCGCGCGACCAACGGCGAAGGTAGCATCAACTGGCAGAGCGAGGAGAGCTGACCCTTGGCCTCTCCGGTTTCAATCGCGGACGTTCAGAACGCCATCCGGGACGGCGTCGCCGATCTCGGCGCGGTCGGCTCACGCGCGGTAGTATGGTCCGACGAGGAGCGCCCGGCCGTTGGCGTGGTGGTGGTTCTCACCATCGTACAGTTGGGCTCGGACCACGACCGCGAGGAGTACAGCGCGGACGAGGACGACGACACGCAACTCGTCTGGCAGCTCAGCACGCTGCAATACCTGCGCGTGCAGGTGCGCGTGGAGAGTCAGTACAACGCGCCCGGGCGCGATGCGCTGTTCACTGCCGAGAAGATTCGCGCGGGGCTGCGGCGCCCGGATCTGGTCTGGGATGCGGGCGTGATCAACAAGCCCGACGTGAATACCTACATGCACCACGTGCCGTTCGTCCACAACGGGCGCGTCGTGAGCGCGTGGGCGTTCGAGACCAACTTCCGCGCGGTGACTGACTTCAGCCTGGATGGGCCGCTGCCCGCGGGTGCGAACATGCAGCAGGTCGAGACGATTGGCGCTGACGCAGAGCCGCCGGTTCCGGACCAGACGATCGATCGTCCGGCGCCCGCACCATGAAATGTGACCGCAGATTGACCGCACCTCATCCGGTGCTATCCTAGAGGAAGAACGACAATGAGTATCTCCAACGAAGTGGTCAACGTGACCATCACGCTCGGTACGCGAGCGGCTGCGGCGGCCAACTTCGGCATCGCGGCGATCTTCTGCGACGCACCCTTCGTCGGCGGGAAGCTCTACGAGCTCTCGAGCGAGGGGCTCTCTGAGATGGTGACCGACGGGTTCACCGTCAACGACCGCGGCTATCTGCTCGCCGCAAGCATGAACAGCCAGAGCCCGCACACCGATCAGGTGCTTGTCTACGGGCGCTCGGCGCTGACCACGAGCGTGCTGGATTTCACGCCGCTCGTCACCACGGTGGGTACCAAGTACGAGTTCGATCTGACGTACAAGAACGTCACCAGCACCATTTCGCACACGGTGCCGGTCGGCGGCAACAGCGTCAACGCCATCTGTGACGCGCTCGAGATCCTGATCGACGCCAGCCTGGCGGGCATCGCCGGCGCGGCCGTCGCACCCGACAACGCCACGGCGACCAAACTCACGTTCACGGGCGGCACGACGGGCGAACCCGTCCAGATCTCTGGCGCCAATCCGGCGCTGATCAAGCTGCTCGACGTCAGCACCGACGCGGGCATCGCGACGGACCTCGCGGCAGCGGCCCTCGACAACAGCTTCTACGGCTTCGTGATCGACTCCTACGCTGAGGCGGAGAACAACGCGGCCGCGACGTGGGCGGAAGCTAACGAGAAGCTGTTCTTCGCGCACAGCGCAGACAGCACCAACGTTGTGGACTCCGCGGGTACGGGCGTTGCGCAGGACTTCTTCTCGTCGGCCTACAACCGCGCGACGGTCGTCCACAACGGTGACATGCCCGGCAACTGCGCCGCGTGCGTCGTGGCACGCCAGCTGGCGCTCGATCCGGGTACGAGCTCGTCGGCGTTCAAGAACCTCTCGGGCGTGGCCGCGGATGCGTTGCGCTCGACGCACATCAGCAATGCCAAAGGCAAGAACGTCCTGATCTACGCTCTCGATGACGGCACGCCGCACACGTGGTTCGGCAAGGCCGCGTCGGGCCGCCCGATCCGCATCCAGCAGGCGATCGACCTGCTCAATGCGCGCATCCGCGAGGCCGTGCTCGGCACGTTTCTGAGCAACGAGTTCATTCCCATGAGCGACGCCGGGTTCGCGCTGATGGCGGCCGCAGTCCGCGGCGTGCTGTCCTCGTTCGCGTCGCAGGGCATCATCACGCCCGCTGGCGAAACGGGCGGCTTCACCGTCACGGTTCCGAAGGCGGCGACTATCAGCGATGCCGACAAGCTCGCAGGCAAGCTGAGCAATCTCCGGTTCGCATGTACGATGCCCACCGACATGCTTCGCGTCGAAGTCAAGGGCAACGTCAACTTCTGATCTGACCCCTGAAGGAATCCACGCAGCATGTCACGCCTGGTCGCATTCGAATCCAAAGTTTTCCGCGTCATTCTTGGCGGTGTTCCGCTTGAGGACGGCAGGTCGGATCCGTTCTTCAAAATCACGCCGCGCGGCGATGCGTACGTGACCGAGGGCCCCGGCGCCGACGGCCACTACGCCATCTGCGGCACCAACGACGACGGCTACGACATCGAGCTGTCGTTCAAGGGCACGAGCTCGTGCAACGAAGTGCTGAGCGCGATGCACATCGCGGACCGCAAGGCCTTCAACGGCGCTGGCATCCTGCCGCTGCTCGTCCAGGACGAATCGGGCTCCACGCTGATTCAGACCGACCAGTGCCGCATCATGAGCATGGCGGAGCAGACCGTGGGCGTCACGAAGGGCGACGTCAACTGGAAGCTCTTTGCCAAGATCGCCCCGGGCAGCTTCGTGCTTGGGGGAAATTGACCGCCATCTGACCGCAAGGGAGACCACCACACCATGATCAAGTTTCCGTCCAAAAAGAAAATCGCCGCCGTCCTCGCCGCCCTGCTCGCGCTGCTCGCCGCTGCGCAGCAGGCGCTCGAGGCGCTGCCTGAGAGCGCGCCCGTGCCGCCGAGCGCGCCCGCGCCCAGCCCCGATGCGGGGGTCGGGCAGTGAACGCCGTCCACACTATCCGCCTCGCGGCGGGTCGCGTTGTGCAGGCCGTGGTGCTGTTCTTCGCGGTGCTGATCTGGGGCTGCGGTGCGGCGACGCCGGCCGCCGTCTCGCCGAGCCGCGCGGTCTGCTACGCGGCCGCCGACATGCGAGCGCAGGAGCGCGCGGACACCGAGTGTCGGCTCGGGGATACCTTCGTGCCGTTCGCCGAGTGTCCGTCCTACCCGGACATCATGAGTGAGCTGCAGCGCAGCCAGGAGGCGTGCAAGTGAGCGTCGTCGAAGTTCTAGCGCTGTTGCAGTCCGCCGCGCCGTCCGTCGTGGACGTGGCCGGCAAGCTCGTGCACGGGTTGGTGTCCAAGGACGCCGCCGCGGTGCGCGCCGCCACTGAGGCTGCGTTGCGTCTCGTTTTCGAGGCGCGCCAGGACCTGCCCGGCGCGCGCCGCGGAGGGCCCTGACTATGGCCGAAGTTGTCGTGATTCTGTTCGCGCTCCTGCGGCCCGCTGACGGTAGCCAGCCGCAACTCGCCAACGTGGCGCAGGTCGTCACAACGGATGTGTGCCAGACGATCGCCGCAGAGTTGAACGCCAGCCCGCGCAAGCCGCCGGAGTTGACCTTCGGCTGTCGCGTCGTGCGCGCCGGCGCCGTGGAAAGGAGCTGACATGGCCGTCGACTTTGAGATCGGTGAGTACGCCTTCAGGGTCGGTAACCTGAAGGTCAAAACGTCCTTGGCTGTGTTCAAGCAGCTCGCCAAGACGTTGCTGCCGGCCCTGGCGGAGGCGCACCATGCACCCGACGGGCAAGTGGGCAACAGCGTGCAGCGCATCGTGGAAAACCTCGACTGCCTGGATGAGTTGTTCGACGCCTTCGTCAAGGTCACCAAGTACACCGGCCCGGGTCGCGATGCGCCCACGGAGCTCGTACCCGCGCTCGCTGAGCACGTCTTCGGTGGCCGCCCCGACATGCTGCTCGAGTACATCGTGCGGTGCGTGCAGGGCGAATACGGGGCCTTTTTAAAAGGCAACGGCCCGCTCGCCGGGATGCTGGCGAAGGCGGGTCTGGGCAAGGCGAACGCCTAAACATCCCGGACGACGTCGAGTGGGCCATCTTTCGAGTGTGCACCCACGAGTTGTCGAGAGGGCAGTCCTACCACGAGATCGTCGAGCACTGGACCTTCGACGATCTTGATCAGTGGAATTGCGTGATCGACGCTTTCGAAGAAGTAGCCGAGAAGCAGCGCGCGGACGCGGAACGCCAACGTAACAGCAGAGGAAGGACGGGATAGCCATATCGCACTTCGGGACATCCTCGTCGCGTTCAACGTTACCGTTGATCAGGGACCTCTTTTGGACGCGCAGAAGAACGTCCAGAAGCTGATCAGTCAGTTCAATGGGCTTGCGCGCATCGCGCAGTTCGCACTGGCTGCCATCGGTGTCGGCAAGCTCACCGACAGCATCGACGAGTACATCACGCTTGAAAACAAGCTGAAGGCCGTCACCAGCAGCACTGAGGAGTTTCTCAGCGCGCAGAAGGGCGTCGAGCGCATCGCCGACGAGGTGGCCGTCCCGGTCAGCGATGTGGCGGACAGCTTCCTGCGGTATCAGCTCGCGACCGAGAGCCTGGGCCGTAGCCAAGAAGAGGTGCTCGACTTCACCAAGCGCGTGACGCAGGCCATGATCCTGTCGGGCGCCAGCGCGCAGGAAGCACATCGCGCGGCGGTGCAGCTCGCGCAGGGGTTCGGCAAGGACTTCAAGGCAGCCGCCCAGGACCTGAAGTCTGTCAAGGAACAGGCGCCCGTGCTCGCGCGCATCATCGAGAAGGCCGCCGGCGGCATCCCCGGAACGCTGCTCGCGATGGCGAAGGCCGGCAAGATCAACAGCAAGCTGGTGTTCGATGCCGTGCGCGAGGCCGGTGACGAGCTCGACAAGGACTTCGCCAAGCGGCAGAAGACTTTCGGCAATCTGGCGGACCTGCTGGGCAACACCTGGCTGCAACTGATCAAGCGCCTGAAACCCTACTTCGTTCCGATCATCGACGCGCTCGAGAAGGTCGTGCTGTGGATCCGGGAGTGGGTCAAGGACGGCAGCGCGATGAACAGTGTGGTGGCTGGGCTGATCGTCGCGCTGGGTGCGCTGACGTACGTGTTCGGCGGGCTGGCGGTGTCGGTTGCCGCGGCGGCGGCGCCGTTCATCGGGCTGTTTCTGATTCTCGAAGACCTGGTCGGGTTCTTGCGCGGTGATGAGAGCCTGCTGGGGGACTTCCTAGAGGCAGCCTTTGGCGCTGAGAAGATCGGAAAGGTCCGCGACGGAATCAACGAGTTGATTGGACTCGTCGGGAAGTTGTTCGCAGCGCTGGCGGGCGATTCACAGGAGTTGGAGATGGCGGCATGGCGCTTCAAGCGAGCCATGATGAACGCCATCGACGAGGTCTGGGCGTACGCCAAAGAGAAGTTTGCCCAAAGTTTCTTCGGCCAGGAGAAGGCTGCAGGTCCGCAGGCGAAGCCAATCGATCCGGTGACCGGGAAACCGCAGAATGAGTCCGACGTCCTGGCCTGGATTGCCGACGTGACCGGATTCAAGGACGAGATCTATGCAGCTCGACGGAACGCCGGCATTGATCCCGAGACAGGTGCGCCGCTTGCCGGCACCACAGGCCCCAGTACCGCACCGGCATGGGCGCCGATTGAGCCAACCGCCCCGACATCATTCCGCAGCCCGTACGGCAACCAGAACATGACGCCGGTGGAGATCAACAACAACATCACGGTCCAGGGCAACGCCGACGCCCCGGTGGCGCGTGACATCGCGACGCAGACCGGGCGCGCCACGGCCGATGTCTTCGGCGGGCGTGATCGGAGCGCCATCGGTGCGGGCTTCGGGGTGGCGTCGCCATGAGTGCCAGCGAAGCCATTGCGGACAGCTTGTTCAGTTGGCTCGACGCCGCTGGCAACGTGAACACGCTCGATGTGGACGTGGTCATGAGCACCACGGACAAGCGCACTGCGCAGTTGACAGATCACGTCGTCGAGACCGGTTCAGTTGTGACGGACCACATCGTCATCAAGCCGGAGTCCCTCAACTTTGAGCTGGTCGTGTCCCAGACCCCCATGGCGCCGCTCGCCACCGGCGGGTTTGAGCCGGCTACGCTCGACATCGAGGTGCAGGCGCGCTCGTTCGCGCCGGCCGTGATTCCCATCAACGTACGCAAGAGCCAGTTCCGCCCTGGCGGCTTCTTGGCACTGTCGACCGGGATTCGCAACGTGTTGGCCGAGGTGTTCGGCGGTAGCGAAGAGACCCCGACCACGATGCAGGGTTCGACGACGAAGGTCACGACCAGCAAGCTACAGGTGCGCGTGCTGCAGGCCACGGGCGGTCCGGTCGATCGAGTCAATGACACGTTCGACACGCTGATCGAGATCATGAACACCGGGCTCCTGGTGACGGTCTCGTTCAAGGGGCGCCTGTACCTCGACTATCTGCTGACGTCGGTCGAGCTCAGTCAGGGGCCGAAGGAAGGCGGCATGGGCCGGTTCAAGGTGGAGGCCCGCGCGTTCCGGGCCGTCACAGGTACCGTGGTGGCGCTGCCTGATCCCGCCGACTTCCGAGCGCTGCCCGCCGTCAAGAAGGGCAACACGCCGACCAAGACCCCCGACCCGGATCCGAAAAAGCGGGGGAAGACATTCCTCAAGCGAGGCGCCAAAGGTATCGACAAGCTTTTTGGGGTGCCGCAGTAATGGCTGTCCTTGAAATCCCGACCCGCACCGACGGCACGCCGCATTACACGCAGCGCACCGCCCTCGAGGGCGTCGACTACTTGTTCACGTTTCGGTTCGGCGAGCGCCGCAATGCGTGGAGCTTCGACCTGGCCACGCTCGACGGCGTGCGCATCGTGAGCGGTCAGTTGATCCTCTGCGGGTTTCAGGACCTGCTTCGGCGCTCGACGGTCGCGGAGCGCCCGCCAGGCATTCTGTGGGCCATGAATCTCGCGGATCCGCCCGAGGGCGGCGTGCTCGCGCTGCCAGGGCTGTATGACCTGGGCGGCCCCGACGGACGTTGCCGGCTCTACTACACCGAGAGCACCACCGCGCAAGAGAACGCCGACGCAGGCGTGACCAGCCTGGAGGATCTGTGAGTCAGAACACGAACGCAGGTTGGCCCGTGCTGGAGTATCCGGCGCCGTACATGCATTACTTGGACTACGACTGGTATTCCGGGTTGTGGGAGTTCTCGCCGGAGGCAACGGTCCGGTTCGGACATGAAGCCGACGGCTTCGGCACCTGGACGCACGCTTTCTTGCTGCCCGCGGCGGTGGAGTAGGCCATGGCGCTCTCACCCGACGCGCTGTTCAGGCGCTCGTTCCGCATCACGATCGCCGACAAGCAGTTCGGTTCGGTCGACGACGTCCGTCCGCTGTCGTTCAGCTTCAGCGTGCAGCGTGACAAGACCCTGACCCCGAACAACGCCAACGTGTTGCTCTACAACCTGAACGCGGACACGCGCGCCGAGCTCGAGGAGCTCTCGGGCGGTTTCGGGCAGGGCGCCGCCAAGCTGCCGCGGCACAAGTTGTCGAGCACGGTGCGCAAGAAGCCCCAGAAAGCCAAGGCCGGCGTGGCGTTCGCACCAGCGGATGCCGAGGGTGTGGTCGTGCGGATTGAGGCCGGGTACGGTGAGCACGTCGGTCAGATCTTCTTCGGCGTGCTCCGCAAGGTGTCTTCGTGGAAGCAGGGCCCCGACTGGTTGACGCAGATCAGCGGCGGCGACGCGGAGCACAGCATCACGACCGCCAAGATCAGCAAGACCTTCGTGGCGGGCACACCGATTACCGCGGTCGTGCGGGAGCTTGTGGGCACGCTGGGGGTGGGGAAGGGAGGTCTGGAAAACACGCTGCACGCGCTCGAGGTGTCCGGCCTGCTCACAGGCGGCCAGACGTTACCCAAGGCGCTCACGATGCATGGCGACAGCGCGACCGAGCTCGAGCAGCTGATGCGCTCATGCGGGTTCGAGTGGAGTATCGCCGACGGCAACTTCTACGCTGGCCCGGTCGGCACACCCACGTTCCCGGGGCAGGGTCCGCTCCTGACGCCCGACACCGGGTTGCTCGACACGCCGCAGATCGACAAGAACGGCAAGCTCGTGGGGCGCGCGCTCCTGAATGCGGATCTGCTTCCGGGTCGCGTCTTCCGAGTGGAATCGTCCCGGGTCACGGGGAACTTCCTGTGCTCGAAGACGCAGCACAAGGGGTCTAGCGACGGTCCAGATTGGAGCGTCGAGTTCGTGGGCTCGCCGCCGGCGCCCGGCAGCAAGGCGGCCGTGCTTGCCGCAGCACTTGGCGATGTCGGCTTCAAGCAGGTGGCGCGGTGAGCGCGTTCAGCACGATTGACGAGCCCGAGTGGCCGGAGATCCTGCGCGGGGTGCAGGACAGCCTGGCCGCTAGGATCCACACGAGCCTGCCGGGCGTGGTGAAGGCCTACGACGTCGCCAAACAGACCGCCACCGTGCAGCTCGCGGTGCAGTTGCGCGGCCAGAATGTGCCGCCGCTCGCCGACGTGCCCGTGTGTTGGCCAGGGGGCGCCGCGGGCTTCGTGCACGTGCCGCTCGATGGCGGCGATACCGTGCTGGTGGTCTTCTGTGAGGAAGACTTCTCACGGTGGTTCACCACAGGCTCTGTGAGCGCGCCAGCGGTGCTCGCGCGCCACGGCCTGCACGCGGTAGCGATCCCGGGCTTCCGTCGCGCAGGGGCCCCCCTGGCGGTGACCGGCGGGCACGTGACGGTGGGGGCCGCCAGTGAGGTGCACCTAGGGTCCGACTTGGCGGCATTGGCCGTGGTGCTGCAGAGCAGCCCAACGACCTGGAAGACGGTCTTCGACACGTGGGCGGCGGCGTTGCCCGCCCTTGGGGCTCCGCTCACAGACACGGCTTTTAAGGCGGCCATGGTGGCTTTGGGGACAGCACTGAGCAGCGCTAACTGGCCCGATAACTTCAACGCAACCAAGGTGAAGGCGGCATGATGAGGGATACAGGCGGATTCTGGTCGGTCGGCGCGGCGCGCGGGCGGCCTGGCTGGCGCGCGCGAGTGCGTGGACTGGCAGCGGACGCGCTGGCGGTAGCAGCGCTGGCGGCCGTGATCGTGTTGCTCTGGTGGTTTGGGGGGCTCTCCTGATGCCGAACGGATTCAACCGCGGGTTCCCGGTCCGCGGGGATGTGGCGCTGACCGAGGACGGCCGCGACCTGCAACTGATCTCCGGCGCAGCCAAAGTGGCGCAGTCTATCAAGGCGCGCGCGGGTATCTTCAAGGGCAGCTGGCGCTATGATCGCAACGTCGGCGTGCCCTACTTCCAGGAGATCCTCGCGTCGGGCGCCAGCGTCGAGCTCGTGCGGCGGCGCTTCCAGGAGCTCATTTCCCAGACGCCGGGGGTGCTGTCAATCCAGAGCCTGGTGGTGGAATTTGACCGCACTTCTGCTACAGTGAACGTTCGGTTCGAGTGCCTGACGGACACCAGCGAGGTGATCCGAGACGTGCTCGATTTCCAGGTGGTGACATGAGCACAACCACAGCAGTTTACACGATCACACATAAATCAACCGGGCGTAGGTATGTGGGGATCACGCAGCGCCCTGCGGTCAGATTTAAAGAACACCTCGCTGCAGCCAAGCGCGGGTCGAACACTCGGTTCGCAAGAACGTTGAGGAAGTACGGCTATGACCTGTTCGTGTTTGAGATTCTCGGTTGGTGTGAGAATGTCAGCGTAGCCAGGCTCGTTGAAATTGCGTTGATCAAGCATTTGGCAGCTGCCTTCAATGAGACGCGCGGGGGAGAAGGCACCATAGGTCGGAAGAACAGTCCAGAGCATCGACAGGCGATTCGAGAATCAAAGCTCGGCAGGACCAGAGATGCAGACACTGTTGCGAAAGTCGGCGCCAGTTTGCGCGGTCGTGCACTTACGGCCGCGCACAAGGAAAACATTCGGAAGGCGCGTTTGGGTGTGAAGTTCACCCCCGAACATCGGGAAAACATGCGCCGTGCACGACTAGGCGTGTCGGGAAAGAGCCCGACTGAAGAGGTTAGGCAAAAGCTAAGTGCCGCCTTAAAAGGGCGCGTTCGAAGCGCCGAACATTGTGAAGCTATTCGGCAAGCCGCACTGAAAAGGTGGGCGACCAAAAGAGAGGCCGCATGAGCGTAATTACCGAGACTGGGTTTGAACGACCCGTGCAAGCCGATTTGGTTGCTGCCATTGCCTCAGATTTGAGAGGCACCGTCTCTGCGCAGTTGGACATTTCAGAGTCCACTGTGATTGGCAACATTGTCAATATCTTCGCAGACCATCTGGCACAAGCGCATGAAATTTTGGAGGAGGCCTACAATGGTGTCGACCCGGACAACGCCACGGACGACCGCCTCGTGGCCCTGGCGCTGCTGACCGGCACCGAGCGCAAGCCGGCACAGCCGGGTTCTGTCACCGAGACGTGCAACCTTGAGGCCAGCACGGTGTTTGCCGCCGGCGACCTGGTGGTGCACGTGCTCAACGAACCCACCAATCGCTGGGTGAACCGGGACGTCGTCGAGACGACCACGGCGGGGGATTACGACGTCGTGTTTCTCAGTGACGGCACGGGGTCGGACTTCGTGGCGGCCGCCGGCACGCTGACAGTGATCGCCAGCCCGATCGAGGGCTTCAACACCGCCACGAACGCGGAGGACGCCACCCCGGGGCGCGACGAAGAGACGATCGAGGAGCTCAGGTTGCGTCGCCAGGAGGAGCTCGCGGTTGGCGGCAGCGCGACCGTGGACGCCATCCGCGCGGACGTGCTCGAGATTGACGGCGTGATCGAGTGCCTGGTGGAAGAGAACGCCACGAACGCGCCGGTGGGCGATCTGCCCGCGCACAGCATCCGTGTGGTGGTGTGGGATGGCGACCCGGGCGCCGTGGCGGCGGACGACATCGCGCAGGCCATCTTCGAGACAGCCCCCGCGGGGATCGCGGTCGTGGGCGACGAGACCGGCACCGCGACGCGCACCGACGGCGCCCCCGTCACGAGAGCGTTTTCGCGTGCGGAGGTGGTGGACATCTACGTGAGCGCGGACATCGTGAGCGCCACCGGCGTAAGCGCGGCGGATGTCAAGACCGCCATCGTGGCGGCCATGCCGACCGCCATCGGCGGGGACGTGAAGTACAACAAGCTGAGTGCCGCGGTGTTCATCGACGGCGTGGACGACTTCGACAGCTTCACCATCGGCACGGCACCGAGCCCCGTTGGCGTCGGCAACATCGTGATCGAGAGCACGCAGATCGCGCAGCTGGATGCCAGCAACATCGTGCTCACCGGAGACGTGAACTAAAATGGTGCTGCGAACGCCAGCGAAGTTGGTGCAAGGTCCCCGCGGCCCCGCCGGCGTAGGCACGCCGGGCGCTACGGGTGCCACGGGGCCCGCGGGTGCAGACGGGGCTACAGGCGCCACCGGCCCGACCGGAGCCACAGGACCTGCGGGCGCGGACGGCGCGGCAAACGAGCCAATCCCGCCGCAGCGCGTGCTCGGCAACCCAGCCGACACGTCCGCGATCCCGGAACCAGTCACCGTGCACACCGAGCTCGACTGGGTGGGTGGCGTCGGTAGCGGCTTCTGGTCTTTCGGCGGAGTCGACGGCCGTGCGACGTTCCCGGGCGCGCCCGCATACAACGGCACCGATCCGTTCACTCTGGTGTCATGGGTGCAGACGCCGTCCGTAGCAGCGCAGCAGGTAATTATGGGGAACCTAGAAGCGGGCCCCGGCTTTCGAGGTGTGGAGCTCGGAATCGAGGCGCCGGGGCGCGCGTACTTGCAGGTGGTCTCAAACAACGCCACGAGCGACCAGGTCAACGCGCAGACGGTCAACGGCAAGGTCCCGGTCGGCGCACTCACGCAGATCGTCGCCGCTTACAGCGGGTCGGGGCTGGCGACGGGCGTCAAGCTCTACGTCAATGGCGAGCCGTCTGCGCAGATTACTCCGCCCGACGCGGGGCCTGTGGTGGGCAGCACCGTCAGCACGGCGGACTTGGCAATTGGCCGTCGGCAGACGTCGGCCGATCTTGAGCTGACGGGATTCGGATTTCACTTCGCAATGTTCGGGGCAGAGCTGACAGCAGCACAAGTCCTCGAGACTTACAACGGCGGCACTCCACCAGATCTGAACGCGCTTCCGACAGCGCCGCCACCGGAGTTTTGGGTGAAGCTCGACGGCAACGACGTAGTCGGCGCGGGCGGAATCACCGACCACGGCACTGGCGGCACGAGTGGCACTGCGGCGGGAGATCTCGCGCCAGCCGTGCCCACAGGCACTCTCTTGGTGCGCGGCACGGACATTTGGCAAGTAGTGCCACCGGGACCTAGCGGCACTGTGCTGACGTCGCACGGTCCCGCCGCGATTCCCGAGTACCTTGTTGCCGCCGCAGGCGCCACGGGGGCGACGGGGGCGACCGGAGTCACCGGTGCTACAGGACCAACCGGAGCAACGGGAGTTACAGGAGCGACCGGCGCCACAGGAGCGACCGGAGCTACTGGCGCCACAGGGGCAACTGGCGGAACAGGCGCGACTGGTGCCACCGGTGCCACCGGTGCCACCGGATCGTCCGGCACGATCAATAGACAGACCACGTTTGAGATGGTCGAGGACTTCGAGTTCTCTGGATCGACGTCCGTCACCACCACCGCAACCGTAGTAAATTTCGGTAGCACGACGTGGGCGGCACAGACAGGCGCCGGGTCGGGCGTCATTGCCCAGCAATCCGCGTCGGCAAACCATCCGGGAGTCACTCGCGTTACTACAGGCGGAACTTCCGGCAACTCCGTTCGCTTGTTCCGAGGATCGACGGCGTGGTCCGTGGGTACGGGCGGGCAGGTCATACAGTTTGCCGAGACGACGAGCTATATTTTCATCGTGAAATTCCCCCTCGTCACGTCGCTGTTTTTTCATTGCGGACTCTCCGATGTCATAGCGCTGACCAACTTCGCAGGCTTCGTGTATGACACCAATACATCGACAGACCTGGTAGTAGGCAATATTGCGGGCGGTGCAGCGTCTCAGTCGAGCCATGCCGGCGCGGGCCCCGCCACTGACACCTGGACGCGATACGAGATGGTCGTGTCGCCAACGTCTGTGGAGTACCGGGTCGATGGTGTTTTGATCGCAACGAAAACGACGAACATCCCCAACGTCGCACTGACTCCCTACTTCAACCTGCTGACGCGCACTGCAGCCGCACGTTCGATAGATCTAGATTTGGTGTGGCTGCGCGGCTCGATCAGTCGTTAGCTGAACACGGACCCCGAAGATCCGGAAGATCCGCCTGTCCCGCCTGCCGCTGAACTCGTAGTGTGGCCGCTTACTTCAAATCTCTCTGACACCAACGGCACTAACGCCCTTGCAGGCCTCGCCGCCAACCCGACGCCAATCGGCGCTTCGGGGTTCATTGGCAATGGCACGAACGCCAAACTGTCTGGCGTGCTCCCTGCATGGGCCCAGAACGCAGCAGCGGACCTCGCGCTGTTTGCGCGCGTGCGTCCGCCGGCCACTGTCGCAGCAGGGCTGGACGTGCGCGAAACGGCGGTCTCAGTCACGAACAGTACGGGCACAGCCCCCAAGCTGGAGTTGTGCGCGACGGTCGCGAATGTCGCAACGGTGGTGCGCCTGCGCGCCTTGAGCGGGGGTAGCGCGGTCGAGATTGATCTCGCTCGTGTGGGCTGGCGATTCGAGCGGCGCGTACCCGAGAAGATCGCTGGTGTGCCGCCTCCACTGCAGTGTGTGTGTTTCCTCGACGATAACACGCTGTTGTTTGCCTGCAAGGAACCCTGCGCGTTGTACCGCATGAACCTCACCACCGGAGAGATCACAGGGCGTGCGCTGAGTTCCTTGCACACGATCATCAATTCGATGCACCGTGCGCCGAATGGCGATGTCTGGTTTCAGTGCACCGCGGCGGCGACGGGGTTTGACGAGGTGCGCCGCCTCGACGTGACAGCCACGTTTGCGAGTGGCGTTGTGACGGAGTCTGGTGCGTGGGACACAGGCGACGTGCCAGTCAGCATGGTGGCGTTCGCGAGCGCAGGGGGTGTGGATTATGTCGTGCTCGGTGCAACGCAGTCATCTGGCACGCCGCGCGCCTACGTGTTTCCGGCGAGCGCCGCCGGCACTCCCGTGAGCATTGCCGCAGCTGTGCGTCGGTTCCGGATTGGGCTCCGCGTGCAGGATATGGCGTATCGTCCGTTCACGGGGCGCCTGCACTTGATCCGGTGGGGCGGCGTTGGGTTCGTGGAGGAGTACGACTTCGCGGCCATCATGGCCGGCGCCGACGATCCAGCGCCCGCGGCGCTCTCCTCGTTCGTGGCGCCGAGCGCGTTCGTCGAGGGCCTCGACTTTCACCCAACCACGAGCCGCGCTTACGCGGGCACGGAGGTCAACATCAGCGCGCAGGCCGACTCATTCGGTGCCGTTTGGTCGAGCGAACTGTCTGGCACGGAGGAGAACGCGATCCAGGCCACGCGCGTCGGCACGGCGCTTGAGGTGCAACTCAATCGTCGCCTGCTTGTGGATGGCGCGGAAGCGACTCTCAGTGTTCCTAGTACGACACCCACGCGGCTCGCCGTCGGGGCGCCGCCGAATGCTACGGCAGGCGGCGCGGGGTTCCTGTCGAGCGGGGGGTTCGTGCGAGCAGTGGCGCTCAAGTCGGCGGCGTTCTCTGCGACGGACCTAGACGACCTGGCCTAGATCCACGCACCCCAATTCGCGATCACGAACCACAGCAGGCACACAAGTGCCACGAGCAGGTACAGCCAGTGCGGCGGGGGTTCGGGCGGGAGGGTTGGGTGCGGCGGAGTGGACGGCATGCGGACAGAAAGACGGCATCGGCAGGTCGAAACTTGAGTGCGTCCCGTCGCCCGCGGCGGGCCGGAATATGACCGCACAGTGGCGGCACTCCGGCCGGAGTGCTATCCTAGCAGGAAGTCATGGCGACGCCGCTCGACACCCAGCTGATCGATGAATACACCGCGGGAATGAACGTCCCGCTTGCCAGCCAGGCGGGGTACGTGGCGCGGGCCAACGAGGCCGGGACCAACATCCGGTACGACGGCCCGCAGTCCCTCGCGGGCAGCGGGTCGTGGGACGGGTTCTCGCCCACCATCCTGGTGAACGGCAGCGGTGCGCGTGCGGTCACCCTGAAGAACGGGTTTTGGGTCGGCCAAGAGGTGCTGGTGATCGACGTGCTCGGCAACGCTGGGTCCGGAACGATCACGGTGGGGGTCTCCGAGGGCGCCATCAACGGCAGCACGACGATCACCACGAACGGCGACAGCCGCCGGTACATGTACGTGGCCGCGGGCGTGTGGCGGAGGGCGGCCGGGTGACGCGGTTCGAGGAGCTGCTTTTGGAACGCATCGACTCCCTGACCACCCAGGTGGGCGGCATCGCCACGACCGTAGCGCGCCTCGAGGAACGCCAGAAGGGGCAGGACGCGCGCCTGGAGGACCTTGAGGAGGCCCCCGTGGTGCGCCATGCCGCGCCCGCGAGCGCGCGCCGGCGCGGCTGGCGGGAGAACGGCGGGCTGTACCTGAGCAACGCCGCCATCGCCGCCATCGTGACCGCCCTGCTCACGTTCCTGGGGGCGCGGCCCGCGGCGGCCCCGCCCGCGCCGCACGGCGCCGTGCCCGTGGAGGCGACCAAATGACCGCGCCAGCGCCCGCAACGCCGCCCGCCGCCCGCCACTTCCGCGGTATCGTCCTGCACACGGTCGGCGTGCGTGGGGACAGCAGCATGGCCGCCATTCGGCGATACCACGTCGAGCACAACGGCTGGAAGGACGCCGGTTATCACTTTGGCGTGAAGAAGGACGGGACGATCGAGCAGGGCCGCCCGCTCAGCATGCTGGGTGCGCACGCGCAGGGCGCCAATGACACCGTCGGCCTTTGCGTGTACGGTGATGGCGACAGCGAGGCGTGGACGCCCGCGCAGCGCGCAGCAGTGCTGATGTTCTGCGGGCAGCTCTGCCACGAGCACGGCTGGGATCCCCTGAAGGCCGTCGCAGGCCACCGCGAGGCGCAGCGCATGTTCGGAGGTGCGCCCACCACGAAGACCTGTCCCGGAAAGCTGGTGGACATGTCCGCGGTGCGCGACGGCGTGACAGCGGCGCTGGCCGCCATCCAGGCACATGCGGCGAGTGTGGCCGGGGCCGGGTGCGCACGTGGCGCTTGAGCAGATCGAGCGCCATTTCGGCGACGGGCTCGTCAAGCTGATCCCGCCGCTGTGGGGCAAGCCAGTTGTGGCCGCCCTGCTCCGCAGCTACCTGAACCGGGTCCAGGAGCTCGAGAATGACACCTGGGAGGTGCTCGGGGCGTTTGACGTTCGTACGTGCGACGCGACGCGCCTCGCCATCCTCGGGCGCATCGTTGGGCAAAGCAACCTGGGGTGGAACACTGAGACCTACCGCGCCGTCGTGCGCGCCCGCATCGCCGCCAATCGCAGCCACGGGCGGGAAGCGGACATCGTCAACGTGATCCTGCTCGCCACGGGGCTCACGGGCACCGTTGGCGTGGTGGCGGTCGGCTTCGCCAACCTGATGGTCACGCTTCCAGGAGCCGTGAGCGCGGAGGGCCTCGTGGCTCTGCGCTTCCTGCTCCCGAAGACCCGCGCCGCCGGCGTGGGCATGCAACTGCTGGTCTCGGGCAGCGCTGAGTCCGACGAGACGTTCCTGTGGGGAGATCTGTGGAGCAACGACGAATACTGGGCGGGCGCAATCCCGCTGTGATTGAGGACACCAGCACACCATGAGCGATCGATATATCTTGGACGAGGACTTCGTTGGCGCCGTTGTCGACGGCAACAACGTGTACACCCGCAGCGGTCGTTGGGTGTTTGACGGCGTGGGGACCGAGACGGTCACGCGGGCGGCGCCGGAGACCGATGCCCCGGGCATTCTCAACCTGAGCACCGGGGCGAGCTCCGGTGACACGTGCCGACTGATCTACGGAGACGACCTGGCTACCGGCAACCTGATTCTGGCGAGCCAAGTGGAGGAGTTCGCGATCCGTTTCCGTGTCAGCAACACCGGCAACGTGCAGGTGATGGCGGGTCTGTTTGACGACGATGATCCCGCCAGCGCCGCTGTGGCGAGGTATGTGTTCCTGAGCACGGACGCCAACATCAACATGTTCTCGGCGAGCTCGGAGAGCGGCACCGATCTGATCAACAGCACGATCGCCACCAGCACGACGTTCCGCACGTTCCGCGCGCGGTTCAACGGCGCCGGCAACCTGGCGGCCTACCAGATCCTCGACGAAAATGGCGGCGTCCTGGCGCGCGGTATCCACAGCGCGGAGATCGTGACTGCTACGCCAGTGCGGCTGGTGGTGCAGGTGCAGGCAATGAGCGCGGCCCTGCGCACCTGTCAGATCGACCGCATCACGCTCCGATCAAAGGAGTTCACCCGATGAAACTCGCACACCAGTGGGCCACCAACACGAACTACGCCACGGGGCCCGACACCGGGACGGCCACCAAGATCGACCCCGCCAGCGACGCCGATGGCTTCGTCCGGGGCGTGGCGGCAGCGGCGCAGCACGTCAACTTCCACATCAACGCGCTCGCCACGGCGGCCCGCCGCAGCTTCACCCTGGCGACGCTTGCGCTCCGCCCGCTCGACTGTGAGGACCAGGACGACCTGTCCTCAGGGTTCGCGGCCGTGGCAGGGCACTTCGACGCCGCCCCCATCGTGCTCGCCAAGGCCAGCACCACCGGCGTGGTGGCCACCACCGACGGCCACGTGGCGGAGTCCCGCGGCGTCCTGAACCAGATCACCGACGGCGTGGCGGGCGCCGCGCGCGGGCCGAGCTCGACACGCAGCGTGGTGATCGGGCTGGGCGGCACCGGCAACACCAGCAGCACCAACAACGGCGACGGCTGGGGCGCGGGAGCCAGCACCGGCCTGCTCGGGGACCTGGTGGCGGTGGCCGCTACGGGAACCAATTTCATCGTGGCGAGCGCCACGGGCGGCTCGGCGCACGGCACCGGTGCGGGCGCGTGGACGGCCGCCACAGCGCTGTCGGACATTGGCGACGTGGCCACCAGCGGCGACGTCACCAGCCTGGCGGCGCTCACGGGCGGCGTGGTGGTCGCGGTCGGCTCGGACGGCACCGGGCCCGTGATCGCGCGAACGACCGACGTCGGCGTCACCTGGGCGGCCGCAAGCGGCGCCATTCCCAACGCCGCGGACCACGTCGACAGCGGCTGGGTGACGGGCGACGAGGGCGCCACCCTCTGGCACGCCGGATACCAGGACGACTTCGTCACGATCGACGTGGCGGTCAGCACGAACGGGAACACCTGGACGACGCGCGCCACGCTGACCAGCACGATCACGGGCGGCATCCAGGGGATCCGAATCCTCAAGTGCCCCACGACGGATCTGCTGGTGCTTGCCACGCAGCACCTTGAGAGCGTGCAGGTCCGGGCCAGCACGGACGACGGCGTCACGTGGTCCGAGCCGCAGACGCTGCTGGGGTTCACGCTCCCCAACCTGGCGGTGTGCGGCGGGCGGCTGTTCGGGTCGCGCGGGGCCAAGCTGTTCGCCAGCGATGGCGTCGGCTCCGAGAACTGAGGCGGCGGGGGCGCGCAGATAAAGCGCTCGAATCGAGAGAATTAACTGCACGGTGACCTCACCGTGCCGTTCATCTCGGCATGAACGCAATCAAGGCCTGTTCCATTTTGACCGCGATGTGGGCGTTGGCGGGCTGCGCACCGAGTGAGCTCGCCGACCCCGCGCCGCAGTACGCAGCCGCGCTCGCGGCGCCCGCCCAGGCCGCCGGCGCCGCCCCCGCCGACCTGACCCTGTGGGCCGCCGATGGCGCGCTCGAGAACTGGACGCGGGACGCTGTGGCGCCGCGCGTTCTCGCCGCCACGGGGCTGACCGTAGCGGTGGTGCCGCGCCCCGCCGGCGCCATCCCGCTGTTCTGGATGAATCGGAACGACGCGGAGGCCGAGGGCTGGTGGGGGCTGACTCACATGGCCGATGGCGATGGTGACGAGCACCCCGCATACCTGGCGATCGGCGAAGCGGTGCCAGGCTACATGATCGAGACGGTGCTGCTTCACGAGGCGCTCCACGCGCTCGGTGCGCATCACGTCGGCCAGGGCCTTGGGGTCATGTCCCCGCAAGCAGCGGAACAGTTCGCCATCACCGAAGCGGATCTACAGAGCCTGTGTGCGGTGGCGGACTGCTCTGTATTCCAGCCAGAAAAGTGACCGCCGCGGCGCGCGCGGACTGGCGCGCGTGCAGCGCGCGTGGCAGAACAATCTGACCGCATGATGACCGCGCCCACCACGACCGCGGCGGCTGAGCCCCGCCCCGAGTACGAACGCCCCGTGATCTCTGCCAGCCGGTTGAAGACGATCGGCGGCGAAAAGGGCGCCCCCGGGTGTGAGCGCAAGACGGCCGGGCACTATCTCTTCGGCATGAAGCAGTCGAGCTCGACGGCGCTTGAGTTCGGCAGCGCGCTGCACACCATGGCGGAGCACTACCAGGCCGCGGGCGAGATCTCGGAGCCCGAGAGCGACGTCGGCCGCGTGCTGTCAGCGGGCGCCCACCTCCTGACCACGTGCGGACCCATGCTGGTGGAGCACGAGCACGTCGGCACGCTGCCCGATGGGTCGCCGTACGTGGCGTACATCGACGGGCACAGCGATGGGCGGAGCGCGACCGCCACGGTGGTGATCCAGGACCTCAAGACCACCAGCAACCAGCGATACGCGCTCGTGGGCGACGAGGACCCTGAAGGTGACCCGGACCTGGGTGCGTCGGCAGAGTACCGCCTCAACGAGGACCTGCAGGCCATGTTTTATGCGTGGATCCTGCTGTGCGACAGGCACCAGTTCCGCGCCGGACCAGACGCCCCCTGGCAGACCTGGGACCCGGCGGCGCTCGGGGCGCCGAACGGCCCCGGGGGCGCGGCGGGCGGCCTCAAGAGCGCTCGGCTGCGGTGGATCTACTTCCTGACGAAGGGCGTGCCGCGCGCGTGGGATGCCACCGACTGGACTACGCCCGAGGCCGCGCAGGCCTTCATGGCGAACACCATCCTCCCGCTCGTGCAGAAGATCAACAACCTGCACCAGTGGCACTACGCCAACCCCGACGCCACCCTGGACCAATTTGACCGCACGTTGACCGCATGTAGCAACCGCGGCAGGTGGTGCGGTGTTGGCGAGCGCGACGCCTGCAACTTTGCTTCTCTCGGAACACCCATCAACGACCTGATCCAACTGAAAGTACGCAAGATGACCACACCCCAAGAACGACTCGCAGCCCTCCGTGCCAAGAACGCCGCTGGTGGTGGTGCCGCCCTGATCGCGGCCGCGCCCGCCGCGCAACCCGCCCCGGTGCAGGAGGCCCCCGCCGCCAGCCCCCCAGTGCCGACCCCCACGACCGAAGCTGTCACTGCGCTGAGTGCGCCCCCTGTCGACACCACCCCGGCGTCGACTGCGGCTGCTATTGCCGATTCTGTGAAGGATGTGGCCCCGGCTGCCCCTTCGGCCGAGCTCACCCGCGGCCAGAAGGCTGCCCAGACCCGCGCTGCCAACAGGGCCGCCCAGGGCGCCGGCGCGCCGCCGCCCGCGGCCCCGCCAGTGGTCGGCAACATCAACCCGCCCGAGGTCGTCGAGGCCTTGGCAAAACTGACCGCAGTGCAACCGCAGGTCGCGGCCCCGGTGGCGTCGGCGGCGTCGGCGGCGACCCCGGTCCCGGCCCCCGAGGTGTGCCCCGAGGCGGACGAGCTCGCCGGGCTGATCAACGCACTTCTCGCGCGCGTGCCGGTCGGCGTGAGCATCACGTTCGTGGGGCAGCGATGAATGATCGAGTCTATGTGAAGAATGCCACGATGGGGTTCAAGGGATACCTCTGGCGGGTGACGCATTCGGAAACTCGCGAAACCCATTTCGTGAATGCCTGTGACAACTACACAGCTTGTGAGGCTTGCGGTTGGAAGTTCTCGCAGTGTTGTGTTCAGGAAATGAAGCTGGTCCCGGTTGTCGGGGGTGACCGATGACCCGCGATGCCATCTGGCTCGACATCGTGACCGAGCGCTTCCGCCAGGAGCGCCTCTGCCGGGAGGGGAAGTTCCCCGCCACCCTGGCGCACCAGGGCGCTCTGGCGCCGGCGGCGTGCCTGGCCGTGCTCGCGGAAGAGTTCGGCGAGGTGGCGCGCCCGGTCGCCGACCACCTGGCGGCGGGCGCCCGCGGCGGCGCGCCGCTGGACGTCGCACACCTCCGCGAGGAGCTGATCCAGTTGGCCGCGTGCGCGGTCGCCTGGGTGGAGCAGCTCGACGAGGTGCCGCAGCAGCGCGGGCCGCGACTGCTCTCCGAGCGCCCGCGCGCGGCGGTGCCGGGCTACCTCGAGGAGGACATGATGTCGGACGGGCTCGGCCTGGACGCGGCCACGATCGCGGGGGTGGCAGCGTGACGACACACGTGATGCTGGACTTGGAGACCCTCTCCACACGCAAGAACGCGGCCATCGTTCAGATTGCTGCCATCGCGTTCGACCCTCGCGACGGGCGTATCGAGAGCATCAACACCGGTCGTCCGAGAGCGTTCAACGCCTTCGTGATTGACCGGGAGGGTCACATCGACCCGAAGACTGTGGCGTGGTGGATGCAGCAGAAGCCGGCGGCCTCGCTGGGCAAGAAGATCGAGACAACCGGCGTGTTGCTTGACGAGGCGCTGCGAGACCTGAAGGATTGGTACGAGGAACAGGACGCTGAGGCCGTCTGGTCCCACGGCGCCACGTTCGATATCGCCATCATCGAGCAACGCTGCGCTGAGATTGGCCGCCCCGTACCGTGGCACTACCGACATCCTCGGGACACGCGAACATTGTTCGCACTGGCGCCGGGCGGGATGCCGGCCGTGCCAGGCAACCCGGAGTTGACGCACGACGCGCTCTACGACTGCGAGATCCAGATCAAGCAAGTCGTTGGTGCGCTGGCGGCCTTGCGCGGAGCGATGTTGGCGGCGGGGGTGGCGGCGTGAGCGACTTCGCCACAGAGTGCGCCGAAGACATCGAGCGCGGCGACGTGATCCTGCTTCCCCCGGCGCGTCCGGGAGTGGCGGGCGTCGCCGAGACGGTCCTGCTGGTCGAAGCCAGCCCGCGCCCATTCCACACGCTGATCCACACCGAGAGCGACACCCTTGAACTGCCCGACACCGCGGCGGTGGCGGTCCGGTGCGCGGCATGAAGGTCACAACCGGCACCATGTTCGGGTGCGCCCTGTGGCTGCAACGCCAGCTCGGCTACAGCCGATATCGGTGCGGTGTCGTGTCGCGTCGATCGCACATCTGCGTGTGTGATTGCGCCATGCCGGTGTGCGTGGAACCATGACCCCGTTCGAGATCGCCGCGGCTCTCACGAATATCTACCGCACGCCGAACGGCACCATGTCCCTGCGACCGTTGCAGGGCGTGGCGCTGCTTGGCGCGGACGAGGCATCCGGCCTGTGGACCAATGCCAGCGTAGGGTTGGGCAAGACGCTCCTGGCAGCGCTGCTGCTCAACATCATCGGCGGGGGCCCCGACGGCCGTCCGCTGGTGGTGACCGAGGCCGCCAACATCCCCCAGATGCGCGCGGACTTTGAGCGCTACCGCCTCCACTGGCAGATGCCCAGCTACTACCGGCTCGAGAGCTACGAGACGATCAGCAACCGCCCCGAGTTGCTCGACAGCCTTCGACCCACCGCGGTGATCCTCGACGAGTGCCACCGGATCAAGCCCTACAAGGACTCCGCCCGCGCGCGGCGGATGGATCGGTGGCGGCGCGGCAACCCCGCAGTGCCCATGGCGTGCCTCTCTGGCAGCCCCGGGGAGGACTTCGACCAGTACGCCCACACCCTCGTGTGGGCTGTGCCAGCGCTCGGCAGCGACCGCGGCGGCCCCATTCCTCTGAGCGGGGAGGGCCGCCCCGAGGGTCCCGAGTTCCGCGATCTATGCAAGCGCCTCCGGGAGGACGCCAGTGCGCATGAGGCCTTCTGGTCCCGCATCCGCGCCACGCCGGGCGTGGTGATCAGCGACGAGACCTACACCGAGAAGCCCCTGCGGATCCGCCACGAGGTCCTAGAGACGCCCGCGGAGATGATCCCGCACTGGGAGCGCCTACGCAACGACGGCGAGGCCCCTGACGGCTGGGTGCTCGACACCGGCATTGGCGAGCAGTACCAGCTGGCGCGCATGCTCGCCAACGGCATGTACTACGAGCACATCCCGCGCCCGCCGAAGGAATACACCGAGCCGCGCAAGGCCTGGTTCGCCATGTGCCGGGATGTGATCGAGGCCGACACCGCCGTGGCGGGGGGCCCGTACGACACCCCCGGCCAGGTCGAGCGTGCCGTGCTCGCGGGCCGCCTGCCGCGCGGACCCTACGAGGCCTGGATGGCGGTGCGGGACAGCTACCGCCCTGTGACCAAGACCACCTGGCTGTCGCACGCCCCGCTCGAGTGGGCGCGGCAATGGGGGCAGGAGCGCGCCGCGCTGGCAGAGCGCCACCGGGGCGGCAGCATCATCTGGGTGGACCCGATTGGCGTCGGCGAGGAGCTCGCCCGCATGACCGGGTGGCCCTACTTCGGTGCGGGGGCGCGCGACGCCCGCACCCGGAAGCACATCAGCACGATCTGCAAGCCCGCAGCGCGCGGGGAGACGATCGCGCCGGTGATCATCTGCAGCAGCCAGAGCTGCGCGACGGGCAAGAACCTGCAGCACCGATACCACCGCAACCTGTTCCTGTCGCCGCCATCGAATTGCAAGGCCGCAGAGCAGCGCATCGGGCGCACGCACCGAAGCGAGCAGTACGCCGAGGTGGTGGAAGTGACCATGGTGTACGGCTGCCTCGAGGATTGGTGCGCGTATCAGCAGGCCGAAGCCCGCGCGCGCATTGCGGAACAAGATCTGACCGCACCGAGGAAGCTATTGCTGGCGCAACATGACCGCACCAGCTATCCTGATCCAGAGACGGCGGGAATGGCGTGGAAGCGCGTATCCCGAGTGGAAGTGGAGATCTGAGCATGAACATGTTTGGTTCGCAGCAAATGCAGCCTGCGCGCTGGTGGCAGAGACTGTGGTGGCGGTTACTGGATCGCTGCCCTAGTTGTGGCCAATCTAACTGGAAGTGCCGACACTACACAGGCTGGGCTCGACGCTGTGTTCATTGTCATTTCTGGTTCGAATGAATTTTATGGCGGATGCTGAGCGCAAGAGAGCTCACCAGAACCTGGTGCAGATCACGGGCTAGGCCGGCTCGCTGCTGATTGGGTGCAAATCCCAACATCCGCCCCTATGACCGCACCGCGCGCGCAGCGAAACCCACGCATGGGGTGGGGCGTCAGGCGCGCGGTGCTGACAACCCAACGACACAACAAGCAACCAAAGAAACGGATCCATTAGATCATGTACGATATCGGAGATGACGACCTCGCCAAGAGCTACGACCCCAAGAAGGTGGCCGCCGGCACCCGGACCCCGAAGCTCCCCGACGTGGAAGTGCAGTACGACGCCATCCTGAAGCGCGTCAGCAAGCAGCGGGCCCCCAAGGCCGGCAACCTGTACGAGTTCAAGTTCCAGATCACCCGCAGCAGCAGCGAGCTGGTGCCCGAGGGCGCGACCTACACCCTCGCGTACTTCCCCGGCAGCAGCGACGTGGACTTCAACATGTTCTGGGAGAAGGTGACGCCCCTGCTGATGGCGGTGAACGGCGCCACCAACGTGGTGACGTTCAACGCGGCCGAGGCCCTGGGCGAGCTCATGGGCCTGAGCAAGGGCACCCCCGCGACGGCGACCGCGCCGGCCGTGGAGGGCGTGGACCTCGACCTGGCGTTCCGTGGGCAGCGTGCGCTCGAGCCCTGCAAGCCGAACAAGGAAGGCGTGATCAAGCACAAGAACGCGGACGGGTCCCCGAAGATCTTCCCGCGCGACACGTTCCTGGTCGCCAGCGCCGCGCAGCAGGCTGCACAGCAACAGGCGGCGTGATCGCACACCGCCATCGCGCTGAGTGAATCTGACCGCAGAATGACCGCACCCCGCCATGGCCGGCGGGGTGCGGGATGGAACCGAGGACGATATGAGTCACCACGGAAGAGAATACGAAGACGAGAAGTGTGATTGGCGTTGTTCTGACAACGCCAACAAGCTGAGCTCCGCCGTCGAGTTGATCAAAGCGATCACCAATGCCGGGCTCAACCCGACCCGCAGTGGCGGAACGGCGGCTCACATTCGCTGTGATCGTTGGTTGGAGGCGAACGGCTTCGAGTGCGAAGCAACTCGCCGCGCTCAACGCGAACGCCGCGCCATCGAACTGGATACTGAGATCGAGCGGCTCCGGAAGGAACGGGGCGCGCTGTGACCCTGCCATTCACAGCCCCCGATTACCTCGCGCCCAACGGCCCGCGCTGGGTGCCGGGCGCAACGGAGATTCCCGCGACGATCCAAGTGGACGGCCGCGGCACGCGCTGGATCGTGTGGGCCATCCGCGAGGGCGGGCGGGTCATTGACTGGCGCACCACCTTCGACACCCCGGGCCCGGTACGTCGCGCCACCACGACCGCAACACCCGCGCACCCACAGTACCTGAGCGACGAGACGGTGGCGGCCGCGGCCCGCGCCGCGAAGCGCGAAGCCAAGGCGCGCCGCATGGGGCGGGGGTATCCTTGACCGTTGCCGCCCTGTTCATCGATCCGCGGGGTCACTACCCTGAGCTGCTGGGGACGGATCTCTGCTGGGACGAGACCCGCGACGCGCGGTCGTACGCTGGCCCACACCCCGTGGTGGCGCATCCGCCTTGCCAGCTCTGGGTCAACATGGCCGCGGTCAACTGGAAGCGGTACGGCCGCCAACTGCCTGCCTGGTATCCGGGCGGGGACGACGGAGGATGCTTCGCGAGCGCGCTGGCGTCGGTGCGCCAGCACGGTGGCGTACTCGAGCACCCGGCGAGCTCCCATGCGTGGGACGCGCACGGGCTCACGACCCCCAAGACTTTCTTTCCCGGCGAGCACGCTGACGCGGTAGCAGGCAACTGCACGGGGTGGACACTCGAGCGCGACCCGTACCGCGATAGCATTGGCTGGACTTGTGAGGTTTGGCAGTCCGCCTACGGCCACCGCGCGCGCAAGCGGACCTGGCTCCTCTATTGCGGGGCGCGCCCGCCGTTCGAACTCGACTGGCGCCGCCAGCCCGGCACGCACCAGGTCGGGTGGTTCGATCGCAACAAGCCGACGCTGAGCAAGCGCGCCGCAAGCGCCACGCCGGAGCGGTTCGCACGGGAGCTCATTCGATTGGCGGAGTGGTCTCGTGGGTGAAGCCCTCCCGAGCGCCATGGCGCTCCTGCCGCGGGACGCCATCGGCGGCGACACCGAGACCTTTGCGATCGGCGACCGCGCGCTGCAGGCCCCGCCAGTGGTGTGTCTGCAGTACGGTACCGTTGACGGCGCCCACCACGTGGTGCCCACTCGCAAGCTCCGCGACGTCATCGCCATGGTGTTCGACCCGAGCCGCAGCCAGATCTGGTTCCACAACGGCCCGTTCGATATCGGAGTGCTGCTCGAGTGGTACCCCGAGCTCTCGCACCTGATCTGGGGCGCGCTCGAGCGAGGCGCGGTGCTCGACACCATGTACCTGCAGCGCATGGTGCAGATCGCGCGTGGGGACATCGGCGGGCCGTTGGGGCTCGACGCTGTGGCGCAGCAGTACGGCATCCGTCCGCCAAGCAAGCTGATCGAGGCCACGGTGCCCGACTGGCACCCGACGCACGCCGGCGCCAAGGTGGACGTCCGCACCAGCTTCGGGCTCTGGTACATGGCTGACGAGATCCCCGATCCGTGGTTCGGGTACGCCGACTACGACGGCGAGGTCATGCTGCCCCTGGCGGCCCGCATGGTGGAGCGCCACTGCACCCCCAAGACGCCCGGCGGCCCGGTGACAGTGCGTCTTGAGGACCTCGCGCAGACCGTCCAGACCTACGTCGGGCACCACCTCTGGCGGACCTACGGCCTCAAGGTGAACCCTGCTGCGGTGGCGGACCTCGGTGCCGCGGCGCGCGCCGCCATGGCGCGCCTGCAAGACGCCGCCCGCACCAACGGGTTCCTGAAGCCCCAATACGCGCCCGCCAGCACCCGCCCGGCGGACCCCGCCAAGCGCCCCACCGACCCCAAGAAGGCCGCCAAGTGGGACAAGCGCGAGGCCACCAAGGCCGACCACGCCGCAGCGCTGACAGCCGGCCACCGCCCCGCGCAGGTGTGCCCGGTGCGGTGGGAGAGTCGCCCCGACCCCGATAAGGCTCCCGAGAAGAAGGTGGCGGCCTGGGATCGCCGCGCAGTCAAGCACAAGGGCTGCCCGGGCTGCAAGACGCAGCTGCTGGACGCCACGGGCGCGCCGCAGTGGAAGAAGGACACCCGCGCCCTGAAGGCCGCGGTCAGCGTAGCGTACGAAGGCAACCCCCCGCGCACCGAGCCGAAGAAGGACAAGAAGACCGGCAAAATGAAGGGCGGAGGCGAGATCGCCACCAGTCGCCACGTGCTGCAGGACAGCCAGAACCACGAGCTCGAGAGCTGGGCACAGTACAACGAATACGTGACCTTGCTGAGCAAGGACATGGCCATCTTTGCGCGCGGCGTGGTGCACACCCGCATCGGGATCGCCAACACTCTGCGCATCACGAGCAGCGACCCCAATACGCTCAACTTCCGGCGCACGAGCTTCTACTTCGCTGCGTGCCCGACGTGCGAGCACGAGGTCAGCCTGGATCCCGAGACCGCAGCCAAGGTCAAGAAGGGGAAAGTGGTGATGCAATGCCCGCACTGCGAGGAACAGCAAGCAGCGTGATAGTCGTGATGGTGACCGGAACCCGCGATGGCGAAGCTGTCAGCACCGACTGGGTGATCGACTGCCTCGAAGCCGTCGACCCCGACTTCGTCATTCTTGGCGACTGCCCCACAGGTGTGGATGCCAAGGCGCTCTATTGGTGCAAGACGTCTCTGCGACCTGAGCAGTACAAGGTACACCGGGCCGATTGGGATGCCGCTCGACGCGCCGGCAATGTGCGCGCAGCCGGACCGATTCGCAACGCTGCCATGGTGGCGCACGCCGTGGAGCTCGGCGCCCTGGTGCTGGCGTTCCCACGCGGTGGGCCAGGCACAGCGGACTGTATGCGCCAGGCGCGCGCAGCAGGACTTGTCGTGGAGGTGCTCTGATGCCCCTGCAAGTGAACGACTTCAGCGTCCGGGAGTGCTTCATCCCGCGCCCGGGCTTCTGCTTCATTGACGCTGACATCGAGGCGCTCGAGCTCTGCACGCTGGCACAGGTCGAGATCTGGTTGCTCAACGACTGGCGCAAGGCCAAGCAGATCAACTCAGGCATGGATCTGCACTGCGTGACCGGCGCCGTGATGGCCGGCCTCGACTACAAGGACTTCTTCCGGCTCGCCAAGGGCGAGGACCCCGACACCGGCGAGAAGGTCCCGGGCGGCAAGGACGCCGCCATGGCAAACACCCGCAACCTGAGCAAGGTGCCAGGCTTCGGCAAGCCCGGCGGCATGGCGGATCGCACGTTGGTCGGCTACGCGCGGACCAGCTACGGGATCAAGCTCGGTGCCATGGCGGTCAACAACTACAGGCCCAGCAAGGCGGAGTCCGAGGCCGAGGCCGTCCGGATCGGGGGCTTCTGGCGCCGCGCCAACCCGAACGACCAGGACTACCTGGACGCCATGCGCAGCACGCGCCGCCAGGACGGGATGTACCATGTCATCATCGGCCACCCCAGCGTGGGGAGCGTGGTGCGGCGGGGCAGGGCGACATACTGCGCGGCGTGTAACAGCCCGTTCCAGGGCCTCGGGGCGCTCGCCGCCGGCGCCATCACGTTCGAGCTGCAGAGGCGAGCGTACAGCGACCCCAAGAGCGCGCTGTTCGGGTGCCGGATGGTGGTGCACGCCTACGACCAATGGGTGCTTGAGTGCCCGATCCCGCGCGTCACCGAGGCCGCCGCCGAGCTCACCTGGGTGATCGAGAACATCGGCGCCCGCAAGATCCCCGACGTGCGGCTGAAGGCCCCCGCGAGCGCCAGTGCCACGTGGTCCAAGAGCGCCGAGCGCGTGGTCGATGGCACCGGCAACCTACTGATCTGGGGAACACCCCAGTGCGATGAATACCTCCAACAGCAGAAGGCACAGAAAGCAGCATGACCGAACCGATCAGCCCACTCCCCGTCGACAGCGCCGCTCGCAAGCAGATTCCGCTCTGGACAGGCGCGCTCGAGTACGCCCCCGCCGCGTTCGCGCTCATGGCCGCCACCAGCGCCAAGGGAAATCAAAAACACAATCCCGGCGAGCCGCTGCACCACGCCCGCGGCAAGTCCGTCGACCACAAGGACTGCATCGTGCGGCATCTGACGGACTACGTTGCCATGGTGGCGTACCGCACCCGGTACGGGGACGACGCGGTGCCGCTGGACGCCCTCACCGAGGAGCTCGGCAACCTGGTCTGGCGCGCGAGTCTGTTCGCCCAAGAGGAGTGCGAGCGACTGGGGATCGCCCCGCGCGCCCCGCGCGCCGTGCTGGCGACCGAGAACGTCGCGGAGGTGGTCAAGTGAACCGCAGGAAGTCGCACGTCGCCAAGGTGGCCGCCAAGGAAGACCGCAAGGTGCTTCGTCGCCGCATCCTGCAGGTGTTGCAGGACGCGGGTAGTGTCGTGATCGCCGGTCGCGTCACGCTCCGTGACGAAGTGATCTGGCGTGTCGCAGGGCTGGTGCGAGAACTGGAGGCTACCCGATGATCGCCGCGCTGCGCCAGTGGGCGCGCCGCCACAACATCCTGCGCGTCACCAAGGACGGCGGCCCCGAGAGCGCTGTGTGGGCGCACTGGCTGTTCGAGTTCAAGGGCCTCGGGTCGATTGTGCTGCTGCGCTTCGAGGACGGCAGCCGCGACGCCTACCACAGCCACGCCTTCGACTGCATCAGTTGGGTGCTGTCAGGTGAACTGAACGAGATCCATCACCACAGCACCGAGCCCGATCCGTTCCGGCGTCTGGACATCCACTGGCCGTCGATCTTCCCGGTCATTACGCTGCGATCTACCACGCACATGGTGCGTTCCCGCGGCCGCACCTGGGTGTTGTCGTTCCGGGGACCGTGGGCGGACACGTGGCAGGAGATCTTGCCCGGCGATCGTAGTGTCGCGCTGGCGAGCGGGCGCGTAGAGGTGGCAAAATGACCGAAGTGTGCCCGCAGGTCGCCGGTAGCGCCATCCGCCGCACGGTCGCGGGGCTCTGAACCCGACATGCACATCCTGGCGATCGATCCTGGCCTGAAGCCGGGCGCTGTCGAGCTCGACGGCGCCACGGGGGAGGTGGTGCGCGCCAGCCACCGCCTGGTCGGGGCCGGCACGGAATGGATCTGGGCCGGCCCGGGCGGGCAGGGGTGGGACATCGCCGCCACCGAGCTGCAGTGGATCTTCCCCGCGCGCGGTGGCGGGCGGCGGGCGGCGCGCCCCGCCGACCCTCGCAGCATCCTCCAACTCGCCTTCCGTGCTGGGTTCACGCTCGCGTGTGTGCCGGCGGCGCGCAGCCTCGCCATCCTCCCACAGGACTGGCGTGCCGCGTTGGGCTACGGCGCAGGCCTGACGAAGGAACAGGTACAGAAAAAGATCGCGGGCAATTTGACCGCAGGTGAGCGTGCGGTCATAGCTAATAATGTGCCTGCGTCGCGCCACGGCGACGTGCTCGACGCCATCGGCATCGCGCGCGCTGCCTTGGTGCTGCAGGCAACCACCACCAAATTCGACTGGAAGCTAGGAAAATGACCACAACCACCGCCGCCATCACCCCCGACACCCGCAACAAGATCGCCGACATCGTTTCCCAGGGCCTCGTTTGCGGGGTCGGCAAGCCCGTGCCGGGCCAGCTCTGTCTCGAGGCCGCCATCTGCCTCGCGCTCGGCGAGCCCCACGGCGACGAACCGAGCTGCGTGGCCGCGCCCGACCGCAATTTCGCGATCCGCCTGCAGGACGCTTTCCCGGGCACGTCCCAGGAACGCGCGGCGCTGTTCCTGCCGCTCGGGCTCGCCCAACTGGGCACGGCCGGCACGGACCGCCTGCCGTGGTTGCGCGCGGTCGTGGAGGGCACCATCCGCAAGGTGATCCCGCTATACCTGCGCCACGCCGCCGAGAAGACGAGTGGCGGGGTGGCGCACCGAGAGACGCTGCTGGCGGTCGCCGCGCGGTGCGAGCAGGATGGGACGAGGGAGGCGGCACTGGCAGCTAAGCAAGTGGCCTACGCCGCCGCCTACGCCGACGCCGACGCCTACGCCGCCGCCTACGCCGCCGCCGCCGCCGCCGCCGCCGCCGCCGCCTACGCCGCCGACGCCGCCGCCGCCGCCTACGCCGCCCCCTACGCCGCCGCCTTGCGGCGGCAGGCGATCGAACTGTCCGTCAGCATCGCGCTCGAGGCCTACAAGGCGGAGGGGCGGGAATGAAAACCACACGCCAAGCCAAGTGCGAGGGCACCCTGCCCGAGGTCAATCTGATTGCGGTCGTTCGCGACCAGCTTCGCATGCTCACGAAGGACGCCGACCGCGGTGCTGCCCGGTGGCGCGGGCACGGTGGGTGACTGGCTCACGGAGCGCCTCGCGCGCTCGAGGTACACGGAGGCGTCGAAATGAACGGCAACGGAAGCATCGACATGTTCCCGCAAGGGTTCATCGATTACATGGTCGCTTGCAGACTGGCCGAGATCATCGAAGCAGACCGAGACCGACTGATTCAGGAACAGGTGGATTGATGACAACCAACATTCGCACCCGCATCGCTGCTCTGGCGCGCGTCCTCCCCTCGTGGCTGCCCTTTGGCTGGGTCCGCCACATCCGCCACGACGGTGCGCCGTACCTCGATCGCTACTCCTTGCGCGAGCAGGGCCCCAGCGGGCACAACCCCTGGCGCGTGTACCTCCACAAGTTCCATGCCCCGGATGCGCCGGGCCACCATTCCCATCCGAGCTCGTGGAGCTTCAGCATTGTTCTGTGGGGGAGCTACACCGAAGAGATCTTCGAGACACCCGAGCAAATCGAGAGGCGCTGGTGCTGCTGGGGCCACGACCACCCCTATCGCCATGTTGGCCGGGCTTATCACCGCCGCGTCCGTTGGCTCAACTGGATCGTCGCAGACCGATATCACCGGATCGCCGAGCTCCACCCCGGCCCGGGCGCGCGGGGAGTCTGGACCCTCTTCGTGTGCGGGCCGCTCGCGCGGCGCCCCGACGGCACTCGGGCGGGCTGGGGTTTCTGGGTGCCCGGCAAGGGCCACGTGCCCGTCCGCGACTCCGACGGAAAATGACCGCAGCGTGACCGCAGACCGACCCAATGCTACACTCTGAATGAAAACCATGGGATTCCGCGACCGCATACTTTCCGCCGCCTCTGCCGCCGTCACCCGCGCCGCCACCGCCATCGACGCGGTCCGCGCCGATTCCACCGCCGCCGGTACGAGCGCCGCGCTGTGCCCCTCGGGCGTGGCGGTGGGCGCCTGGGGCAACCCGGTGTCCGGGCTCGGGATCGAGGGCTATGATCCGACGCGCCAGCTCCTCTACGGGGGCGGGCGTATCCCGTCCGCGCAGACCGTCGACAAGCTCTACACCTTCGACTGGCTCGCGGATCGCATTATCGAGCTCCGCCCCAGCATCGCCATGGTCCGTGGCTTCGGGATCGCGGGCGACACCCCCGATGCTGGCGAAGAGCTCCTGCAAGAGTGGCAGGCGCTCAACTTCACCGAACGGTTCCCCCACGGCGCCTTCCAGCGCGCGGTGAACGACGGCCGCGCCTATGGCGGCTCGGTCCTCTTGTGCGGGTACGCCCTCGGCAACCCCGCCAGCGCGCTCACCCCGGAGCAGGCCGCCGGCGGGATCAATTTCTTCGACGTGATCTCGCAGGCCGAGCTGCGCTGCCTGACCCGATTCGCGGACCCATCCCGCGGGGACTTTGGCATGCCGGAGCTCTACGAGATCATCGCCAATGGCAGCGGTCCGCCGCACCCGCGCGTCGGGCAGGTGTTCCACAGCAGCCGCGGCATCCGCTTCAGCGGGCGTCCGCTGCGCGTGCCCAACACCGCCACGGACCTGATCGGGGACTACCCCGAGATCGGCGTGAGTGTGCTGACGCCTGTGCTCAACGTGATCGCGCAGTACGGCCTGGCGTGGAGCGCCCTGAGCAACATGCTGCAGGACGCCAGCATCGGCGTCATGAAGCTGGCGGGCCTCGTGGAGGCCTTGGCGAGCGAGGACCGCGCCATTATCGAGGACCGCCTGCAGGTGTTGCAGCGGACCAAGTCCGTCCACCGGATGATGTTCCTCGATGCGGACAACAACGAGGACTACACGCGCACCGAGGTGTCCCTCACGGACGTCCCTGCTGTCATGCAGCAGTTCATGGTGGCCGTGGCCGGTGCCGCCGGCACGCCCGCGCGAATCTTCTTCTCGAGCTCACCGAGCGGCCTGAACGCCAACGCCAGCGGCAACACCGACCTGGCGCAGTTCTACAGCGACGTGGAGAACGACCAAAAATACGGCCTGGGACCCAAGCTCAACAAGGTGCTCACGGCCGTGAACGGCGGCAAGCCTGTGCAAGTCATATGGCCCTCGCTGTGGGCCACTTCCGAGAACGAGAAGGCCCAGACCCGCACCGCCATGGCGAACGCCGACAAGGCGTATTGGGACATGGGCTTCGGGGCAGGGCAGATCGCCGCCGCGCGCGCCAAGGGCACCACCATCGAGCTCACCGGCGAGAAGCCTGAGGACAGCCGCGACGACGTGACGAGCGCCGGGGAACCGGATGACGTGCCGCCCGCCGGGGCGCCGGGCGCCGCAGGCGCCGCGAAGATCGCCACCAAGCAGCGGACACAGGAGAGCACGGGGAAGAAATGAACGGCTTCCACAACGGCATCACGCCCGAGAAGTTGGCGAAAGCGGTCGCGCGCAATCCGGACGGGGTAGCTCGCCTGGCCAAATTCGTTGGCGCCGCGGACACCTCGCCGGAGGCTGTGGCGGAGGCCTGTTGGCATGATCGGCTGGCAGGCTTCGCTTGCATGGCAGACCGCGCCGCGATTCACGCAACCCGCTTTCTGGTGGAAAAATGACCGCACTCGAAGCCAAGCACCTGAGCGCCTGGGCGGATCTGGTCCTGTCGTGCCCCTTCCCGGATTGGTACGACGCCGACACCTGGTACACGGCCATGGCGGTGCTGCTGTTTGAGCGGGGCCCGGCCTGATTTATGGCGCGCCGCATCACCCGCCAGCGCCGCGCGGCGCGCCCGGCGCGCCCCAATCCCCGCGCCGCGACGATCCCGAGTGCGGACTACCGCCGCCGGCGCGGACCTCGCCCACCAGACCACATTACCGCCCGCCTCGTGACGGCGCTCACGCGGGACCTGGCCGCCGCTCCCGGGCGCGCCGATGCCGCCTCGGTGGACGACCCCGCCCCGGCGCCGGGCCGCCCAGGGCGGCGCTGGCTGGCCGCGCTGGCTGCCGCTGGCGGGGCTCTGGTGCGCGCCGCGCGCCGCGGGGTGGTGGGGGCGCTCGCCACCGCTGGTCTGGCTGCGCTGGCCGCCACCAATGCACCCGCCCCGCCGCCCCCGCCCGCCGCGCTCGAGGAACTGACCGCAGAGGTTACCGAGTCCGTCGAACGCCATCGTGCAGGGCCTGGGGGCGCAACCCTCACAGCTGCAGTCCTCGCCGCGCTCGCGGCGGGAATCATTGCGGGATTCGTGCTGCGCGAGCACGCGCGCTTGGTGCAGGCGATCGCCCGCGCCGCCGGTGCGGACCAGTACGTCTGGACGACGATGCGCGACGAGCGCGTGCGCCCGCTGCACGTCGCGCTTGAGGGTACGTTGCAGCGATGGGACAGTCCGCCATTGGCTGGATTGCCGGACTTTCACGGCCACCCGGGGGAAGCTGCGGGACCGTGCCGCTGCCAAGCCTTCCCTATCGTGCGCGGACCGCACGCAACCCGCGCAACACGAAGCATCGCGACACGATAGAGTTGTGCCACCGTCATGGCGAGCACGACGAAGAAGTCATAGCCAAGTCGCTACACTAAAATGACCTCAGGGGTGGCCGTGCAAACTTCCACATGGCAGGATTGTAACAAGGGGCGCTGCTGCCCCGGGGACCATCACCACACGGGGCGCACGTAGGACTGCGTCATCAGGAACCGGAACTGGAACGAATCATGCTGTACGAATACGAGACCGACACCGGACGTGGGCACTGCTACCGCCCCGACTTGCTGCCACTGATTACCAAGTGGTTGGCTGGCGTTCCGGAGAGCGATTGGCAGTATTTCGTGGGCTTTCGTGTCGGATACCACGGCGAGTTCGTCGCCAAGTTCATGAAGTCTCCTACCCAGGGCGGCGCGCTGCGCCTGATCACCTTCACGCTCGATCACAACTACAGCGAGATGCGCACGGACACCTGCGCGTGGTGGGATGACGAGCCCGTCGAGTACACGTCGCGCAACCTGACCATGGCGGCGGACACCTACTGATCCTTGTCGCGATTCGCGCGCATGAAAATGACCGCACTGTTACCGCACCCACCCATCACCCGCACCACCCCAGAGACGCCACGATGAAAGCACGAACCAAGCACGTCCAATTCACCACGGAGGCCTTCCGCGAGATCGCCGAGAGCGCCCTCGACGAGCTCGTCGAGAACAGCGAGACACTCGAGGTCCAGGACCTTGCCAGCTGGGCCAAAGCCCTCTCGCGCCAGATCGGTCGCGTCAGCGATCACCAGGAGAACGGGGCGCCGTTCATGGTCGGGCGCAGCGCGGGCGGGGACGAATGAGCAACGCGAAGATCCGAGCACGCCGTCACCGACGCGCTCGTTTGGCGAAACAGAAGCGACACGACGCTTTCTTCGATCGCCTCGGGGAAATTGCTTTCAACCGGGGTGCAGCCGGTCTCGTTATGCCGGGCTTTATTCACAAGCTGATCACCACCATCAAGGTGTCTCTGTGACCACACCGAAAACAGAGACGCTGACCGCGGAGGAGCGCAATTGGCCCACCCCGAAGGTGTTCGGGAAGGCCCTCCGCATCATCGACGCGCTGACCGCCCGAGTCGCGGAGCAGCGCGAGACAATCAAACAGCACTGCATCGCGGCGCACGAATTGTCTTCGGAACGTGACGCCGCCAACGCCCGTGCCGAGGCTGCGGACAAGAACGCGCAGCATTGCACCGAGTGCGTGGTCCAGGCTGAGGCCACAGCTGACGCGGCCGAATCCGAGGCCGCCGCACTGCGCGCGGAGAACGAACGGCTGAAGGCGGAGAGCGCCGCTAACGAACGAAGGGCGCGAGCGTTCCAGGCGGGGGCAACGAAACTGCAGGCCGAGCGAGACGCCGCGAACGAGCTGCTGGGTCTGGTGAAGACAGCGCTAACGACTGAAGGCAAGACGCGCCGCTGGAGAATCGACCAAGCGCTGACCCACCTCGCCGGGCAGCCTGCAGCACACACCTGGGGAAGCGCCCCAGGTTCAGTGCGACCAGACTGTGGGCACCAGCAGCCCGCTGCTGGGGAATGCGCCTGGTGTCTGGTCGATGCGGCGCCGACCGACTGGGTGCATGGCAACCGTCATCCGGCGAACGCCTGGAGCTCGCTCTGTCCTGAGTGTGCGAGGCAGCTCTCCCTGCCCGGGGCACCGACCCGCACCGAGGCCTGTACCTTCAACCACCCGGAAGACGAGTATCAACGCACATCTGAGGAGCTTCATGAGCGTGATTTGGCCCGCACCGAGCGCCCCATGCTCACCCGCGAGGACTGGTTCGCTGCAGACGACCGGCGCCGAGCCGAGCAGCGGGTCCTGGATGCATGTGCGAGGTGGTTCGATGAACCAAAGCCGTTCCCGCCCACGCCTGCGTCTCATGCGCTGTACCAGGCCGAACTCGCGCGCCGGGGGCTGAAGTGAACCAACGCAACGCCATCGCGCGCACCGTTCGCGCGCTGCCCGCCATCGCAGGGCTGCAGGAAATCTGGCAACCCCGCACCTCCGACGGCGAGAGCGACAACGACTACCTCGACTTCCTTGCGTGGCTCGACAAGGGCTCCGCGCGTGGAGCGCCCCCGGCACGCTGCGCGGCCGTCGCCACCAAGTTCGAGTGGGCCGAGCGCGCCCTGGCCTACGAGCGCGCCACGGAGCTGGCCAAATCGGACGCCGGCACTGGCACCCCGGAGCACCAGATCATCAGCAACCTGACCAGGATGGTGCAACTGGAGACCGCCAAGCTGCTGCGCCAGTCGAGCCTGGAAGTGAGCCCGGTCGTGTCCCTCGGAGATCTGCTGAAGACCGTGCACCTGATCAAAGACCTGCAGGTCGCTGGTATCGCCGCCGAGAGCGCCAAGGCCGACCTGAGCAAACTGTCCGTCGAAGACAAGCGCAAGATCCTCGAGGCGCAGAAGCTCCTGCGCCAGACGGTGCGCTGAACCCGCCCACCCCGTCCACCCGCCCCGCAACAAGAAATGACCGCAACATGACCGCACAGACCCCCAACAAGCACGACGTCCTGTTGAACCTGCTCGAGGACGGCCGCAACGTGACCGTCCACCTGGATCCGCGCCGTTCTGGTGTGGTCTGCCCGCGACAGTTCCAGCGCGACACCGCCCTGCCGCTGGTGGTGGGCTACAACCTGCCGAGGCCGATCCCGGACCTGGTGATCGAGGAGGACGGCTTTGGCTGCACGCTGTCGTTCGGCGGTCGTCCGGAGTGGTGCTTCGTGCCCTGGGGTTCGGTGTTCGGCATGGTGGCCACCATCGGCAGCGTGGTGTGGCCCAACGACGTGCCCGAGGACTTCACCGGCAGCACGCCGCCCGGCGCGCGCCGCCCCGCCGGGCCGCGGGTGACCCCGCTGCTGCCGCCCGCGCCCGGCGCGGCCTCGGGCGCCACCGGCGCCACCATCATCGACATGATGGCATACCGCGCCCCGAAGGACCGCCGCGCGTGCGAGAAGCGCCTGGGCCTCGTGCGACCCGCGCCGCTGCGCCCGGAAGGCGGGAGCGCAGCGTGAGCGACGCCAAGCCGGCGGGTCGTTGTTTCGGAGCTGTTGGTGAGATGTCTGGCGCCGCGTGGACAGGGCCCATTTTTCGCGGAGTCGGTGCGTATGGCCATCTGCTCGATACCCCGATGACCGCGACGGAGCGGACCGCCATCAAGGCGCTATGCGAGCATGGCAGCCAGCACGCGGCCGCCGACGCGCTCGGTTGGAAGCGCACCAAGCTGCAGAGCCGCCTGCGGGCGGTGCAGGCACGCGCCGCCAAGGCCGCCCCCGCTCCGGAGCCCCCGCCGGTGCACGGCCACGTCCCCGCGCCACGCGCCAATCCAGCGCCCGCGGTGCCCTCCGGCGCCACCACGGCCCGGTACATCCTGACGGCCGCGCAGAACAACACCCCGGTGCACGCCGACTTCCTGGCGAACCTACAGGCCTATGCCCGCGCCATCGGCGCGCGCATCATGGTGAGCCGGTTCAGCTACAACAAGGCCGCCTTCGGCGCCAAGTCCACCAAGGCCGGGCGCGCGCCGGGCGCCGCTGACACGGAGGGGCTCTGGTACGACCCGGCGATCGCGGAGTACGTCTGCGACGACCCCGCCCGCCATGGCAGCTGCCGCTGGCAACTGGCGCCGGACCTGGTCTGGTGCGCCGAAATGAACATCATGCCGACCGCGGTGCGTCCGCTGTCGGGTCTCGAGAGCTACGCCGGCGAGGCCAGCGGCATCTTCCCGCACGCCAAGATCGCGCTCGAGAGCGTGCCGGTCATCGGGGACCGCCCGCCGAAGTTCAACTACACCACTGGTGCCGTCACCCAGCGGAACTACATCGCCAAGAAGGAAGGCCTCAAGGGAGAGTTCCACCACGCCTACGGCGCGCTGCTGGTCGAGGTGGACCTGGCGACTGGCGACTGGTGGTGCCGTCAACTGAACGCGACCGACGACGGGTCCTTCTACGACCTGACGCGACGGGTGGAGGGCGGGGCGGTCACGCTCGGCCACCGCATCCTGGCGATCAACCCCGGAGACGTCCACGCCAGCGAGATCGATCCCACCGTCCGCGCGTTGCTCTGGGAAGCCTCACACGGCCGCGCGGCGATCGACGTGCTGCGCCCCGAGATCCAGATCCTGCACGACACGGAGAGCTTCCGGAACCGCAGCCACCACGAGCTCAAGAGCTTCGCCAAGCGCTTCGAAAAGTGGCACGCCGGCCCGCGACTGGACACCGTCGAGACCGAGGTAGGCGTCACCGCGTCGCTGCTGTCGATCGCGGCGCGCGATTGGTGCCAGACGGTGGTCGTCAGCAGCAACCACGACCGCCATGGCGAGCGCTGGTTAGACGAGGCCGACTTCCGCCAGGACCTGCCGAACGCTGAGTTCTTCCTCGAGGCCCAACTGGCTCGCGTGCGCGCGCTGCGGGTGGGCGGCACGGAGGCGGAGCAGTGGAACTTCCTGGAGTGGGCCGTGGCGCGCGCGTGGCCCGACTACGCCACGGCTGGCGTGCGCTTCCTGCGCCGAGACGAGAGCTTCGTGATCGGGCCGCCAGACCACCCTATCGAGTGCGGGCAGCACGGTGACGAGGGCGCGGACGGCGCGCGGGGCAACACGGCCAACTACGCCCGCATGGCGGTGCGCATGAACAAGGGCCACGACCACCGCGCGACGCTGCACAACGGCGTGGCGAGCGCGGGCGTCTGCAACCGCCGCCTAGCGTACTGTCACGGGCCGAGCTCGTGGTCGATCTCACACATCCTCACCTATCAGAACGGTAAGCGCACGATCGTGACCCAGCGCGCCGGAAAGCTCTGGCTGTAGGATGCCCCGCGCGCAAGCTCTCACCCCGCACCAGCAGGCGGAGATCGTCCGCCTGTACGCGGCCGGGCAATCCGGCCTCGGACCGCCTGAGACCTACCGCAGCCTTGCGGATCGCTATGGCGTCAGCACACGGCCGATCCGCGACGCCATCAACGCCGCCGCGGCCCGCCGCGAGCCCGCGCCGGCACTCGGCACGGGACCCGAAGCATTCATCCCGCCGCCCGTTGTCGAGCCCGATGTGCTCACGCCCGAGGCCTTCGACAGCGGCGCGCTGATCCGCGACCTGGTGGACAACGGAGGGCTTGCGGAATTTATGCGGATCTTCTGGTGTGTGCCGCAGCCCTTCCGCGACAACTGGCATCTTCACGCTATCTGCGAGCACCTTGAGGCTGTCACGCTCGGACAGATCAAACGCCTTGTGGTCAACATCCCCCCTGGGCATTCCAAAAGCCTGACTTGCGGTGTGTTCTGGCCCGCGTGGTTCTGGACACTCGACCCCGGCATACAGTTCCTGGCGGGAAGCTTCGATCAGACGCTGCTCAACAATCAAAGCGAGCGGATGATCGAGATCATCAACTCTCCGGACTACCAGGCCGCGTACGGCGCGCACGTCAAGCTGGCGAGCCAGACGCCCGCGCTGCGCGAGTTCAAGAACACTGCCAAGGGCTTTCGCTTCAACACGAGCCCAGAAGGCAAGGGTACCGGGCGCCACGTCGATGGCCTGCTGATCGACGATCCCATGAAGCCACAGGACGCCATCTTGCAGCGCAAGGCCGCCTTCGACAAGGTCAACACCTGGTTCGATGGCACACTGCAGACCCGCGTGCGCCAGTGGATCGTGGTCATCATGCAGCGCGTGCACACCGACGATCTGGCGGGTCGCTGCCTGGCGGAGGGCTACACGCCGCTGATCCTGCCCGCACGGCAGGTGAAGCGGACCATGTGGGCGCGCGACCCGCGCACCGAGGTTGGCGAACTTCTGTGGCCGGACCTGTTCCCTGAGGAGCGCGTCCGGGCCACCGAGCTCAAGCTGCGCAACGAGGCGAGCGCCCAGTTGCAGCAGGACCCGACGCCCGCCACCGGCGGCATAATCGAGGAGCCCTGGACGCGCCTTGAGTGGGTGGAACCGCCCTCACGAGGTCGCTGGTGTAGCTCCTGGGACTTCAGCAGCAAAAGCCTTAACGAAAGCCACAGTAAAGTGGCAGGTCAACTCTGGTGCGCAACGCGATGCATGGTTGCCGTGCGCGAGTATCTGTCCGATCTCAACGACCGATTGGCGCGCGTACCTGGCGCCAACGGCGACGTGCGAATCAAAAACCTGATCGAAGGAGAGACATACTACCTGTTGATTGACTGGGTTGGCGGCTTGTGGAACTTCCCCACAAGTCGTGCGCAATTCACCATGGTCCACGATCGACCTCTCTGGAAGCAACACGCCAGGATCAAGCTGATTGAGGCAAAAGCAAACGGCATCCCTCTGATTGCGGAGTTCCAAACGAAGTTCATTGGCATCCGCGGAGTGGAGCCTGAGGGTACTAAGGAGGAGCGCCTACGGGTACACAGCGACAAGTTTGAAGCGGGCCAGATCATCTTCTGTCCGGGAGCAGACCCGGTGCGAGAGGAGTTCGTAAAGTTTCCGCGCTTCACTTGGGACGATCAGGCGGACGCTGGAACACAAGCACTCGACTACCTCGCAAACAAAAACGAACGATATCGGGAGAACCTACGCAAAATCGCCGCCGGTGGAGCAACGCAGTGAAGGAGATCCAACTCACGCAAGGTTTGGTTGCTCTCGTGGACGACGAGGACTTTGAACACTTGAATCAGTACAAGTGGCACGCGCATCAACACGGACGAACATTCTATGCGAGGCGCAACGAGACTTGTGGAAAAGGTCGTCAACGCACTGTTCGCATGCACACGTTGCTCATGAACACACCCAAGGGCATGCACACGGACCACATCAATGGCAACGGCTTAGACAACAGACGTTGTAATCTGCACAAGGCTGTGGCCTGCTCCTCGCGCTACCGGGGTGTGTGTTGGAACAAGCTTCAACAGCAATGGGTTGCCTACATCTCGGTAGAAGGAAAACGGCTGAATCTTGGTGTCTTCGACTGCGAGTTCGTAGCTGCCGCAGCCTACGACGTAGCCGGTTTCGCTCGTGACCCGGAGCACTTCACACCCAACTTTAGCGCCAGCTTTCTGGCTCCCGTGCAGTTATGACCGCACCGTCTTCTTGCCCTCAAGCAACTCCAGCAACTTCTGCGGATCCTTGCTCCACGCATCTCGCGTGCGCCAACCGAGGTGCTTCAAGTGGTACGGCTCCTCGATCTTCTTGACCAGACCTCGGATCACTAGCTTCCGCATGTGATACCGCACGTTGCTGGGGGTCATCGGCGCGCCATCGTTGTGGCGGACGTTTTCGATCACGTCTCGGGTGCGCACCACACCCAGCTTGTCGAGTAGTTCCAGCAACCCCACCTGCACATGCTCGGTGTCGCTGTAGTCGTCAGCAGCCGCCGCGGCGCCATCGGCTTCCTCTCGGGAAGGCACCCGCCGGCGTGCGGGCACCTTCCGGATCTTAACCAAACGCACACCCGACGCCGCCAGCAGCTTCTGGAACTTGGCGAGTTCCGCGTCCGAGACTTCGTCGGGGCTCTCCGCCTTGGTCGTCGTGGCGCGCGCCGCAGCTGTTTCTCTGGCCTTGCGCGCCTCTTCCGCGCGGCGCACTCGCTCGCGCTCGGTCTTCTCAGCCACGAGCTTGGCGGTGATCTCCGCGCGCTGCGCTGCCAGCTGGGCCTCGACTTCCGCTTGGATCTCGTCATCGACTTGGTTGGGGTCAATTTGGGGCGAGACCGCGCGAGGTGCACGAGGTGCGGGTTCAGATTTGCGCGTTGCGTTGCTTGAGGTTTGGTTCACGTTAACTGCTCGATTTCTGCTGCTCGACTGAGTGCGCGTCATGAACTTGATTGTGCTGCGTCAAAGACTGGAGTCAAACACCCGTCGGGTGAATTTCGAAGGGGTGCGGTCGAATTTTCTTAACGATTGATATAGAAGTGCCGATCTACTAGACAGGACACACTATGCCTCGAAAACGTACCGGAACGCTCATTCCAACCGGCCGCGGGTACTCTGTCCGCTTTGCGAACGGTCCGCTGATCCCTCTGCACACCGATGACCTCAGGGTGGCGCGAGCCAAGCAGCGCGCGCTGGCAAATGACCCCACCCGGGGCGCGCCCACGCCCGGCGGCGAGACTTTCGAGGAGGCTGCCAAGCGCCTGGTGCAGGTGCAACTGGACCTTGGAGTACCCAGCGCACCCGCACGCGCCAGCCGTCTGCGGCGCTGGGCGTTCCCGATCCTCGGCGCCATGAAGGTGACGGAGATCCGTCCCGGTCACGTGACGAGCGTGCTCGAGCACGTCGCCAGCCTGGGCAAGAGCACCACGACGCTGACCCACATGCGCGGCGACATGATCTACGTCTTCAGTC